AAGCAGAAGGTGGGGAGATAGGGTTTCGCAACGGCAACGGTCCTGCCATGTAGTACTAGAGTACTAGTTTTGAAAAGTAATACTCAAGTACTACAAAAGCCCTGCAAGTTTGCGGGGCTTTTTTTTGGGTTGACCAATAATTTCCGATTTGCTATAATATAGGCATAGTGTAACAAAAAGGAGCCAGCGATGTACCGGGAACTCAATGAAAGCCAAAAACGCGACATTCACATGTATGGTTGCACCGAAGCCCAGTTGCGTGAAGCAGTGGAAGAGAGCATCACGTTTCGTTTTTCAGGTCCGGCAATGATGGCGGCCAGCCTCCTGAGCGACTGCCAAGAGATGGTGAGCTATGGTCCTTACGACAGCGACACCCTGGCCAACATCATGGAAGATCAACGCCAGACGTTGAATCGTGCCAAGTGGATTTTGTTTGAATATTGCATGAAGGAGACAGCATGAGCCGCATGAGCGAACTAGACCTAGACATCCAGGACCTGCTTGAGAAAGGCAAGAGTCCTATGGAAGTGGCCCGAGAGCTGGAGATTCCAGTGACGTGGGTCTACGAAGCGCAAGAGGTGGACGAAGATTCTGATGAAACTCTTAGTCCCTTTGCTACCATCAACAGTTGACCATTAAATCAAGATCAACTACAATAACAACTTAGCAACATTTTTTGAAAGGCAAAGCCCATGTCTGAATCACGTACCGTAACCGCTCTGCAGGCTCGTAAAAGTCTGCTCAAGGCATTTGAAGTCAAACGTCCCTTGTTCTTGTGGGGTCCTCCCGGCATTGGCAAGAGCGAACTTGTGGAGGGTATCACTGCCGAACTTGGTGGTTTGATGATTGACCTGCGACTGGGTCAGATGGAGCCCACTGACATTCGTGGTATTCCGTTTTATAACAAAGATCTTGGCAAGATGGATTGGGCTCCCCCTGTGGAACTTCCCGACGAAGAAATTGCCAGCCAGTACCCTATTGTGGTGCTGTTCTTGGACGAACTAAACTCGGCTCCTGCCAGTGTGCAGTCCGCAGCCTATCAGCTGATTTTGAACCGTCGCGTGGGCAAGTATCGTCTGCCCGACAATGTGGTCATGGTTGCCGCAGGTAATCGTGAATCGGACAAGGGCGTTACTTATCGCATGCCCACACCGTTGGCCAACCGCTTTATTCACCAAGAGATGAAGGTGGACTTTGCCAGTTATCAAGAGTGGGCTGTGATGAACAAGATCCACAAAGACGTGGTGGGTTACCTCAGCTTTGCCAAGCAGGACCTGTACGACTTTGACAGCAAGAGTTCCAGCCGTGCATTTGCTACTCCGCGCTCTTGGACCTTTGTAAGCCAGCTGTTGAACGACGAGTCCACTGACGATGAAACCTTGACCAACCTAATTGCGGGTACTGTGGGTGAAGGTCTTGCTGTGAAGTTCATGAGCCATCGCAAGGTTGCAAGTCGCATGCCCAACCCCAAGGACATCTTGGAAGGCAAGGTCAAGGACCTGCAGGTCAAAGAAGTCAGCGCCATGTACAGTCTGGTGATCTCCATGTGCTACGAGCTCAAGGCCGCTGTCGAGACCAAAGTGGAGGACAAGAAGTTTCACGAAATGGCCGACAACTTCCTGGGCTACATGATGAAGAACTTTGAGACTGAGCTCACTGTTATGGGTGCTCGTATTGCATTGACCACATACGACTTGCCCTTCCTGCCCACCAAGCTCAAGAACTTTGACGAGTTTCATCAACGTTTTGGCAAGTACATTCTGCAGGCTTCGGCCTAAAGGTGTGGGTCGTGTGCCGCTAAACATGGGCTGTGGCACACGGCCCTTTTTTATTTCTATTGCACTATGCGCTATCAAATAACCAAAATGGACAATAGGTATACCCGGCATGGATACCGATACCTCATCGAGTTCTCTACCAACCCAACTTCCGGCACTGGCGTATTGGACTTTGATCGATGCCGACGTTGGTTCAATGAGAATTTTGGCTGGAGTCAAGACGTCGAGACTCGATCCAGAATGATACAGAACAAACGACACAATCCAGAATCATATCAAGACAACGATATCAATCCAGTTTGGGCGTATGCTGTCAAGTATGGCGATTATCGCATCTATGTAGATGAAGATAAAACCTTGAGTTGGTTTGTGTTATGTCATCCTGTGTCACTGTAAACTTGAGTATTATCAAGTAACAGTTGACCAATAATTCAACTCGTGCTATAATATAGAAACAGTTAAGGAGCATCTATGCAATATTTCAATCCCAACATTCTGCATGCCACAGCCGGTACCACTGCTACCAAAGAAGATGCCAAAAAGTTTGCCAATCTGATTGGCCCCACTGATCCCAAACTGGATCGTGATGTGCGTGAGCTATTGGTCACTGCTCGTGTAGGCCTGCTGCTCAAGGCCAGCTTCTTTGGTAATCTTGCTACTCGACTCAAGTTGGTCAATGCCGACGAGTGGTGTGCTACTGCCGCAACAGACGGCCGTCACTTCTACTACAATAGCCGCTTTATCAAACTGCTGAAACCCAAAGAGATTGAGTTCCTGTTTGGACACGAAGTGTTGCATTGTGTATATGACCACTTTGGTCGCCGCGGTGATCGTGATCCGCAGATTTGGAATATTGCCAACGATTACTGTGTCAACGGCGATTTGGTAAAACACCGCGTTGGTGACATGATTACTTCGGTGCCTTGTTTGTACGATCGCAAGTACGATGGCCTGAGCTCTGAAGAAGTCTACGAAGACTTGATGAAGAATGTGCAAAAAATCAGTCTCAGCAACTTGCTGGACAAAATGATCGACGAACACATGGATGGCGACGGCGAAGGTGATAGCGACGGCGAAGATGGCAAAGGTCGTCCCAAGTTGAGCGATGCCGAAAAACAACAAATCAAAGACGAGATCAAAGAGGCCATGTTGGCAGCGGCTGCTACCGTGGACGGTGCTGGAAACTTGCCCGCTGGTGTCAAGCGTTTGATCCAAGAGCTTACCGAGCCCAAGATGAACTGGCGCGAACTGTTGCGTATGCAATTGGAGAGCACCATCAAGTCAGACTACACCTGGATGCGAGCCAGCCGACGCGGTTGGCACATGGATGCAGTGATGCCGGGTATGAAGCAAGATCCCATGATTGACATTGCCATTGCATTGGACGCTTCGGGTAGTATCAGCGAAAAAATGTTGAAAGACTTCTTGGGTGAGATTCAAGGCATCATGGACTCGTTCCCTGCATATCGTATTCACGTGATCACTTTTGATACTGATGCATACAATCCTGCACAATATGACTCGGACAATTTGGATAGTATTTGCGACTACGAAGTAACTGGTGGTGGTGGTACAGACTTTGATTGCATCTTCAAGTACTTGAAGGACAACGAAATTGAGCCCAAACGACTGGTGGTGTTCACAGACGGCTACCCGTTTGGTTCGTGGGGCGACGAAAACTATGCTGACACTGTGTGGATTTTGCACGGCACCACTAGCATTGTTCCGCCCTGGGGTCAATACGCCTACTATGAAGAAGAAAAACACAATTAATTGACATGAACTGGGAAGAATTCCGAATAGCTGTGAACTATTTTGTAATTGGTGCTGCTGTAGGATACATGTGGCACCCGGGTTGGAAATTAATCAAAAAAATCATTTACGAAGCAAAGGTGGCAAAACATGAGTGGCGAAAACCAAACAAGTGAAAAAGCACGAGATCGTTTTGATCTTGAACAAGACATCTTGGAGTGCTGGAAAGTTACCACAGACATCAGGTTATGGAAGGAGCAAGGTGCAGACTTGTCGACCTTGAGTGCCTATTACGAACAAAAATTTGAACGTTTGTGGGACACATTTGAACGACTAATTCACGAAAGCAAACTGTAATGGGTATTCAAACCGATTACTTCAATCGGGTTGGATACAAGCCAACATGGTTCATTGGTGATCGTGTGTTTGGTCGCTGGAACAAAATCCCGTTTGTGGGCACAGTTGGCAATGACCGACTGATCAACGAACGGGATGGTCCTGAAATTACTGTGCATTTGGACTTGCCTATCAAGTACCAAGATAAAGTGCATCACATTTTAATCGTCAAGCACAAAGACATAAAGGCATACCGATGAACTCAGCTGACATGGCAACCAATCTGATTTTCAGAGCCAAAAACTTACAAGAATTTACTGTTGTAACTGAAGTGCCAAATGGTGTTGTTTTCAACGGTGTTGTTCCGTTTGATATCACCATTCGTGGCACCACATTAGAAGCACTAGTTTGGGCAGTTGACTTTGATGAAGCAGTGCATCGCCTGAATCAATTTCTCCAAAACAACCCGTAAAATAATTAATGTAGGTATTTAGGCATTAAATATCTATATGGAAAACACTCAACTTACTCTTGCAGACCTGGCAAGTCTCAAACAAATCATTGACGCTGCATGTACTCGCGGTGCATTCAAGGCCGCAGAAATGAAATCAGTCGGCGAAGTTTACGACAAACTGTCGGCTTTTCTTGATGCTGTTGTAGCCCAACAAAAAGCTCAAGAAGAAGAACAAGCACAATCACAAGGAGATCAAAATGCTTAAACACATAGGACGACACGGCGACCGCAAGGTTGCTATTCTCTTTAGAGAAGTACCCGGTGAGGAACACATGTGCCTTGTGGTATATCCCGAGACCATGCCCACGCACATTCACAACAGTATCATGAGTACTTTGGAAAGTGCCCCCGGTCAAGCAGCCAACAATCTGTCAGAAGTGTTGCACAGAAGTCTCCTGCCCGACGGACGTCCTCAACTAGAGGCCTTGCACCGCGAAGGCATGATCAAGAAGATCCCTGCCAATCAAGTAATTGTGACCCCCACTTCACAAAGCAATGTAAAGCTGGATGAAATGAACAAGATCATTCGCGAAATGGAACAAGGTGGTGAAGCTCTCAAACGTCTGCAAGAACTTGACGCAAGTTCAGGCATTGTGGATCCCGCACAGAAACGCAAAGCCGAAGCTGAATTCAAACGTGCCCAGGAACGCCAGGCACAAAATCCAACCAAGCCTGTTTCACCAATGTCCAGCGCCGATGGCGCCTTGGATGACAAGACTTTGGCTGCCAACATGCTGGCACAAGCCAAGCGCATGGAAGCTGAAGCCAAGGGACTAATTGCCGAGGCAGCACGAATGAAAAAAGAAGCACAGGGTTTGAACCCATCTGTGAATCTCAGTGATTATTCAGCACCCGAAGCAGCCATACCAACTCCATCAGCACCCAAAAAGGGTCGTCCTCCTAAAGCCAAGGTAGTGACTGCCGATGCCGTTCAGTGACGAGTTCATTCAACAGTGGGAACACATTATTGAAGAAGTCAATAAAACTGAAGTCCCTCTTGAATGCATTAAAAAAGTTGTGATTAGATTGCATGATCGTCGTCAAAAAACCATCAATCTAAGCACCCTGAAACGACAAGGTCTTGATTTGAACGAAGTTGAGACTGTGCTAACACGCACATTGACCGAGCTTGGTGATGCAGTGCATGACATTGATTTTGTTGTTGATGTCACTGAAGTTGCCAAGCTGGTTCAGCCACAAACTGATCGATTACTAAAAGATTTATGAATGTCCGACTTGTCTCCTATTCGCAACCTACAGAAGAATTTGTCAACAACGGTATCGGAGACGCTCAAGAGCTCATCGCCTACTGTGCCCGAGTCTCCAACCCGGCCAACCAATTCAACACCGAAACATCAGATCGTCTTATCAGGTATCTCATACGACACCAACACTGGAGTCCTCTTGAGATGGTTTCAGCATGTATGGAGATTGTTACTACCCGGGACATCGCTCGTCAAATCCTCCGTCACAGAAGTTTCAGTTTCCAAGAGTTCTCCCAGCGATATGCAGACCCTACCGCAGAACTCGAAAGTGCATTTGTACTTAGAGACGCAAGATTCCAAGACCTCAAAAATAGACAAAACAGTGTAGAACTGGATCCCACCGACGAGCAACAACGACTATTGGGTATTGAGTGGGAACGTGCCCAAAAACGTGTGCTGTTTGCTGTCACACAAGAATACCGGTGGGCCATTGACAATGGTATTGCCAAGGAACAGGCCCGAGCTGTGTTGCCCGAAGGGCTTACTGTGAGTCGCATGTACATGAACGGTACCTTGCGTAGCTGGATTCACTTTATCGAACTGCGCTCAGGCAACGGTACACAAAAAGAACATCAGCAAATCGCCCTGGCCTGTGCCGAAGTTATCTCTAAAATCTTTCCAATGGCCAGTGACCTTGTAGCAAAATAATGCTATAATGTAGCATGGCTATATCGGACCGAGATCAAGCACAGTATTCGCACTGGCGACCTCAACACACATTAGTCGTTGACGGGCAAGCAGTGCGTTTTCGCGATGTTTGTGTGTATGAGTTCTCCATGGGCGACGTTGAGGATCCCGATATCATGGCAGGAGAGCCGTTGTGGAACTGGCAAAATAGTGAGGCTGGTAGCTGGGTCATGGAGCATGCTGTAGAACAACCATATTGGATGCGTCAACTTGATCACACTTCATATAGTCACAGATATTGCGTCATGGCCAGACTCAGTGAACAAAATGAAATGTTTTGGCAGCTTAAATGGGGAAATATAAAATGAGTAAATTTTTAGTAACAGGCGGCATGGGCTTGATTGGGCATAACGTGGTGCAACGTCTAGAAGACAAGGGTCACGAAGTTGTGATTGTGGATGTCATGACCAACTATGGTATAATTCCACAAGCTGAATTAGAGTACTTGTTGGGCGAGCGCGGCAAGAAGATCAAAACACAACACATATATCGCACTGATATCTCAGATGCTGAAGCGTTTGACCGTGTGGTGGCCAATCACCGGCCAGAAACAATCATACACATGGCCAGCTTTCCGCGACAAAAAGTTGTAAATGCCAACCCTGCCTGGGGTGCTAGAGTCATGATGGAAGGTTTGATCAACGTTTGCGAGAGTGCCAAATTGCACGGTGTAGAGCGTGTGGTTTACATATCCAGTAGCATGGTGTACGGAGATTTTGAGGATCAGGTACTGGAAGACGATTCATGCAAACCCATTGGTCAATATGGTATTATGAAACTTGCAGGAGAAGATCTTGTTCGAGACTATCATCGTCGCGGTGCTTTTGATTATTGTGTTATACGTCCCAGTGCTGTGTATGGGCCACTGGATGTGGAAGACCGTGTGGTTGCCAAGTTCATGCTTGCTGCCATGCGAGGTAATATACTCAAAGTCAATGGTGCAGGAGAAACTTTGGACTTTACCTACGTAGATGATGCTGCAGATGGTATTGTGGCCGCTGCAACACGTATTATGAGTGCCAACAAAACATTTAACATCACTAAATCTCACAGTGTCAGCTTACTGGAAGCCGCCGAAATGATTGTGAAGATTGTGGGCCGAGGTGAGATTGAGGTACGCAACAAAGACGCAGACTTTCCCAGCCGTGGCGCATTGAACATTGACCGTGCTAGAACTATCCTAGGCTTTGACCCCAAAGTAGACGTTGAAGAAGGCTTCCAGAAATATTATGAGTGGTTATCAAATAGCGTTTACTGGTCTAAAAAGACAGTATAACAACCTACGCCAAGAAATACTGGATGCAACAGATTCTGTGTTGACATCTGGTATTCTCATGAACGGACCAAGGACTGCACATTTTGAACTGTGGCTTGCCGGCAAGAATCAAACAAAGTATGCTGCGGTGTGTCATTCGGGCACACAAGCACTAGAAATTATTGCCAGCTATGCTCGACAAAGACTAGGGATACATCCTCCTACAGTACTTGTTCCGTCACTGACCTTTCCTGCGTCAGCTAATGCATTTATTCGTGCAGGATGGAACATAAACTTTGCCGATACTAATGCATATGGCATCATAGATTTGAACAAAGTTGATCGAACAGTTTCGTACCAAGCTGTACTCGGCATAGGGTTGTATGGGGCAGCGTTGCCTAGAGACATTCGAATCCAAACTGGCTTGATCGAAGATGCTGCCCAACATTGGCTTGCTGACAATGGCAATCGGTGGGGCATGGGTGCTGCAATCAGTTTTGATCCCATGAAGAACTTAGGTAACTACGGCAATGGCGGCGCTATTGTTACAGACGATCAAGAACTGTTAAATTATGCACGTGGGTGGACTGACAATGGCAAGAGTACCGGACATGCTGAAGTAGGTACAAACTCACGCATGAGTGAAGTAGACTGTGCCCAACTGTTAGTTAAAGCAAAGTATATAAACGATTGGCAAGCACGCCGCAGGTACATTGCACACTACTGGATGTATAAGTTTAAGGACTCACCTGTGCGTTGCCTGATCAACGAAACAAACTTTGATACACATAGCTTTCACAAGTTTGTGGTTGAGATAGATAACAGAGACGAAGTAGCAAAGAAACTAAAAGAACGTGGGATTGAAACAAAGGTACACTATGCACATCCGTTACACGAGCTACCAGCATACCAGCATTATCAAGGTCCTGACATGTTGAGCGCTGCCAGCTCATTGAGTAGACGTTGTTTAAGTTTCCCTATCTATCCTGAACTAACCGGCGACGAAGTTGAGTATATCGCTAGTCAAGTACTTGATGCGGTTGCTGTATCCATTTGAGCCATTCTTCATAAATCTTGCGGTGCCCTTCTTTGCTCGGGTGGCCGTTTGTTGATGATATTAGACAAGGATGGTTGTCAGTCATTAGATCAATTAAATTAGCATCTGGACCAGCAAACATGTTTATAGCACTGCTACGGCCGTAGTCGTAGAACTTAGTTACATCAACTTCGTGCCATAGCATTGGCAATTGCCAACCAAGTAAGTAATGATCCTTTATCTTGTATCTACGACATATAGATTGTAGTGTAATCATTGCAGTGTTAAGGCTATAATTTCCTAATCGATGATTGTAGTATTTTTGATAGTACTCTCCGTGCTGTTGAGGATGATAGTCAACTGGATTCCCGTTTGCATCAAACATCAACTGCCGTTCCTGTGCAGTTACAAAAAATAATGCAGTATAATTATGATTCTGATTGTAGTCCGTCTTTAAGAAATTTTGTAACTGCAAAATCATGTTTCCTACACTACTGCTAGGCACACTATAATCTTTCCAAGTTAACCTTAGAGAACAACTCATTAGATATGAGTAACCGTCCTGGTGTCCAGCATCGGCTGCATGAGCCCAGCTATCTCCAAAATTTAAAATATATTCAGAATCTGAAAAATGTTTAGACATGTGTTGTTAGTCCTCGTTTTATAAACGCATAACTTGAAAGCCATGCCCACTCGTAGCTTTTCTTGAGCTCAGTGGGATCACCATTGACTTCTTCATAGAACTCCACTGCATCCTGTGCGCCTTTATGACTCCAATGTCCATTGGCAATGGTGCCAGAGTCTTCCTTTAACCAGACCTTTAGTCTGTATTCATTTTCCACGTCAGGCAAGCTGGCACGAAGTTTGAGTGCTTCACGGAAAGCAGTACGCCAGGCCATCCAAGGTGTTTCGGCATACATGGCTGTGCCACTGACAATAGGTACAACTTCGTGTGCTTGATCCAGCGTAAAATCTAACCCGACGCCTGTATTCTCTAATGTCAATTGCCGGTTGTAGGCAATCATGGCCTGGTGTCCGTACACAAGTCCATTTACAGGATTCTTGGCATGAAAGATGTAGTGCTTGGGCTGTTGCATGCGATCAGGTTGCCAGGTCCAATCAAACCTTTGATTTACTTCTAGCTTGGCAAACACAGCAAAAAACCAAGGTGTGGTACTGGCTCTGGCAGCCGCGTGGTATGCTGCCACTCGTCCATTTACACCTTCTACCACATGAACGCGGTTTGTGTACCTTGACTCGTTGGCCAGATACATGGACATCTGCAAATAATTAGACTTGGCATTGGGTTCGCCATTTGAAATAAACACAATGTCCAAGGGCTGTTCCTTTAACATGCGATGTGTTCGGTCTATGTAAGGATAATCGTACAACTGTGTCTTTATCGCGCCTACTGCGGCCTTGGGCACAATCACTGACGTTGCACCTGCACTCAATGGCACAATGGTTTTGGTTTCTTGGCGCCATAGCGGGACTGTGGCCAAGTTGCCCGACACATAATCTGTTGTGGTATACAATGCAAGTGGTCCGTTGAATGGCAATGCTTGAACTGCTTCTGCTTGACTGTCGTAACTGTGTTGGATCACAGGCATGGGTCTACGTGGTACACTGACGTCTACAAAGTTACAGTCATACCATTCTAACAAGGCTGTGTTCTCGGCGCGACGTACAAATGTAGGCACATGCATGAAGAATGTGTCTCCGAACTTTTCACCATTGCTGGCAAACACATGCAACATTGCGGCTTGCCATTGTTCAGGATGCCATGAGAAGTCAAAGTTGCTGTAGTCACAGATTGAGGAACATATCCACACAAACTCATGTTCGGGACCTATGCTCTTTGCTATACGTATGAGTGTATCGCGATAGTTGTCAAAGTAACGCACACGACGTGTGGTGTTGGGTATAGCACCCGCGGCACCATCCATGTGATCTATTTCGTATATGGCCGTGGCCACTCTAGTGGTGTTCACACGTATTTGATCCACAAATTTAAGATCTGTTGCCCCAGGCACACGATACTGCGGGCCACCGGTGCGTTGATGTTGTGTGCCAAATTGGTAAATGTAAGGGGGATCTGTGAGATCTGGGTGCCAGGTGGTATCAAAATTTTCTATATGACTGGGTATGTGCCAATTGACATCTTCACCGCGAACCCGTAAAATACTGGGTGCAACATGATAGTTTGTATCAGTATAACTCGCCTGAGGCACCAAGTATGTACCGGAATCCTTTTGCCATTGGCTGGGCCAAGCATGTCGTTGATGAGCTTGCCAGGGTGGTGGTTCCCAAAGCCAATCCCAGTCTGAGTAGTCCGCTAAGTATGAGATCCACCAAAAGAATCTTGTACGGCTTAACTGTTGCGCATGCTCAATAGATTCAGCTTCACGTTCGTGCGCAAATAAATTGGGCTTGGTTCCCGAATAGAATACATCAAACATGATTAGAATTGACGAAATTTATAACAATACTTTTTGGCCTTGGATTAGACAACATCGTCCGGGCTTTAGAGAGTTCTTTTGTGAGCCGTTTGGTCGCAGCGACCCAGACAGTGTGATGAACTATGGTAGAGATGATGCTCACGAACACAATTATATATTCTTTTTTGACCAAGAGCCAATTCATTTGGACATACACTTACCAACGTTTGAACGGGTAAAAGAGCTCAACAAAGACATACACTACGGTTGGTATGTGAATCGAGATAGCAATCATTTGGTTGCACCCATACCCGACCACTTGAAAGCACACAGCCCAGGATACATTGTTACCAGTGAGCGTGACAGTGAAAACGTTGATGCTTTGTGTGAGAGATTCGGCTGGCGACCACTGTATTACTTTTTTCATGGCTGGGCAGCACTGGATTGGTATCGTGGCTACGACAAAACATTTTTGATCACACCGCCAGCTGAAAGAACAATCACAAAAACATTCATTGCACCCAATCGCATTGTTGCAGGCGAGCGTCGTCACAGGCTGGAAGTGTTGTATTACATATTCCGAAATGGCATGTTAGACAATCACATCAGTTGCCCCGAAACATGCCCTGCAGAAAACATCAGCATACACGAAGCAGTTCGCCCCTTGATTGGCCGGTATCCAGACATACAACAAGTATTTGCTCGCCAAACATTGCCTATCAACTTTGCGGGCGAAACCCATCATCCCATGCATTCATGCTGGCTCAGTTTGTTTAACGAATCAGCAAATAGTTTGCTGTATCTTGTAACCGAAACTGTGGCCACAGGTCGTAGACATCACATCACCGAAAAAACCTTCAAGCCCATTGCCATGGGCATGCCTTTTATCATTGTGGGCACTCGCGGCAGTTTGCAATATCTGCGCAGCTACGGATTCCGCACATTTGAAGGCATCTGGGATGAAAGCTACGACCTTGCCGAGGATGATGTGCGTATTGAACGCATTGCCAGTTTATTGCGTAGTCTAGATGAACTCTCACCAGAGGGTAAGCAAGATTTATTTGAAATGGCTTGCCCCATTGTGGAGCATAACTGGAATCACTTTTACAATGGCGGCTTTGAAAAAATCTTGTGGGCTGAACTCAAAGACATGCTACACAGTATTGACGAAGAGTGAATGTTATTTAGAGACTCAACATTGCAAGCGTAAATATCCTACTCGAGCACATAAATGAATCCTATTAACAGTTATACAAGTTGGCAACCCCTTGAAGAAGTCATAGTCGGCCGTGCGTACAGCCCAGACTATTTTGACTTCATCGAGAACGCACAGGTGCGTAATCAGTTACAACAAATCCTTTCTGAAACTGAAGAAGATCTTGTTAACTTGCAGAAAACAATAGAACAGTTTGGTGCTCGAGTACGTCGTCCTGATCTACCTGATCGAGACCAGTTTATCCGCGGACAGATCTACGGTAGAGGTGCACCACTACCTCCGTTGACACCAAGAGACTGGCAAATCACCTTAGGCGACAAACTGCTACGTGTGTTGGCCATGCCGGAACTAGATGGCTTGTGCAACGAGTACCAATCACAGGGCGGCACAGTGATCAATCCGCATGGGCCCACAGGCTGGGATGAGAATTGCATTCTTAACCAAGCATCAGCAAGTTGTATTGTGCGTGTGGGTCGTGATGTATTCTTTGACAACTCAGACTTCTTAAAGCCTGAGCAGACTCGTTGGATTGTGGACAACGTGCTGGGCCCAGAATATCGCATCCACGAAGCCATTACAGATGGACACGGAGATGCAGTGTTTGCTATCTTAAAGCCCGGTGTGTTGTTGTCAAGCAAACACGATGTTAACTTGAATTTGGCTGCGGACTTTCCAGGATGGGACGTGTGCAAGATATGGGACAGTTCAATCTGGGCCGCAATGGAAGTGGGCAAGTTCAAGTACGAGCAAAACCCCGGGGCCTGGTACGTGCAAGGGCAAACGCCTACACCTGAATTCACAGAGTTTGTGAACACCTATCTAACCAAGTGGACTGGTTTTGTTGCCGAAACTGTGTTTGATGTTAACTGTCTTGTGCTGGACGAATCACATGTGATCTTTAGTGCCTACAATCGCGAAGTTTTTGACTACTGCCGCCGACACCGTATTGAGCCTATCATCTCAGAACTGCGTCACAGTTACTTCTGGGATGGTGGCATCTCATGCTGCACACAAGACATTCGTCGACGTGGTGGATTAGAGACTTATCTCTGACGCGGTATTGGACTGGTGATACTGGGCCCGCGTCTGGGATTCAGCGTCACAAGATCCTGACTGTAAAAAGTCCACGATAATACACCATCCCCCAGGTGTTTGTCCAAGGCTTGTGCTGGCGTTGCTTGAGCAAAAGCAATCAATCGTGCTGCCTGTACAGGAGTCACAGTGTAAGCATGCGACCCTTTGCTCCAGCGACCAAACTCAGGTTTGACCTTGCATTCGGCTGTGCGATACAGTTTGACCAGCTGTGTTTCAATGTCAAGGTCTTGGGGCCAAGGGCCTTGAACCACTGCATCATGTTCCAGTATAACCAAGGGTTGGTTAGTGTTTACACAACGGTTCCATAGTTGCCAATGACTCATCCAACAACCTTGTGCCCCGGGTCGTTGACGCATTTTGCCCCCGGTACTCATGACAACACCGGCCTTTTCCCAGTCTGCCGCAGTAACTGACATCACTGCTGGAAATATTTCATAACGCCAATTGTGAGCAGTCAAACTCTTTACACAGTCGCCCACCACTCTTGATGTGGCGTGTGCAATCACGTAACAATGTGGTTGATTCATTTCTTTTGAAATTTTTTGTAATCCATTAACTGCACACCTTTACACCATACAGTGCTTCAAATCTATCTGCATCCGCACGATCGTTGACCATGGGCTCTCCACGTATGTTCAAACTGGTGTTGAGCAACATGGGACAACCGGTCATCACAAACCACTTCTCTAAAAGTTCTCTGATGCCTGATCCGTCTCTGGCTACAGTTTGTACGCGACTAGTGCCATCAGCGTGAACGACAGCAGGAAATAGCTCAGGACTGCGGCAACGAGCGACTGACTGCATATACCTACTGTGATGCCAACCCCTAGGCATGTCAAAATACTGGTGAGCCAGCTCTTCCAGTATGACAGGCGCAAAGGGTCGAAACTGTTGTCTTCGTTTGATTTCATTTACTTGCTCCTTGATAGTAGAACCTCTGGGGTCGGCCAACAAACTTCTATTGCCTAGGGCACGGGGGCCAAACTCAGCGCGGCCACTAGCAACGCCAACAATACCGCGATCCACCAAATGATCCAGTATGGCATTAACTGGATAAGCACCAGGAATATCATGACCCAGATAAGCATTGCGCCAATTAATCCTAGTGCCCAGCACCAGCGCCGCGGCACCCAGGCTACTGCCAGCATCACCAGGACAAGGCATAATCCAGATATTGTCAAATAGTTCACCCAACCTCCTATTGGCACTGCAATTCAGCGCAACACCACCCATGTATACAAGATTCTTGCTCCAACCATGCCCGCGGGCTCGGTGCATGACATTCATCACAAGATCTTCCACAAGGTCTTGTGCGCCAGCTGCTAGATCAACATCACTTATGTATGACAGATATTTTTGTTCTAGGCCCGTATGTAGATTCTTTTTAAATTTGATTTTCCATGCGTCCTCCACCAGATCCTGACTCATGAGTTCGCCAAATCCACGCTCACCATAAGCAGCCATGCCCATCAAGATATACTCTTCGTCTAGTGGGCGTAGGCCAACGCGGCTAGTAACTGCACTATAGAATAATCCAATTGAATGCGGATAGTTTTGCTGCCAAAGTTTACGGTAAACAGCTCGACCTTTTTTGTCATACTCAGCTCCCCAGATTGTTATTGTTTCAAATTCACCCACAGCATCTATTACCACAACTGTGGCACGATCAAATGGCGAGGTTTGAAATCCCCCGGCCGCGTGACTTAGATGATGATTGAAACTGTGCACTTGCTCAGGATCAATTTTCCCACCCAACTGTTGGCGTAATATTTGTCGAGTTGTTAACTTGTTCCATTCAATGCCTTGGCCTGCGTACCATTGTCGTAGTTGTTTTGCCCAGGGCCGCTCGTAATACCCAACCACATCTAATCCATATTCTAATACATCGTCTAATAGACCTTGGCAAAAGTCAGCATCGTTTTTGTTTTTTGAATAACGCTCTGAATGACCAGCGAACAGAATCTCCCCGCCAGGGGAGATTACTGTGGCCGCGGCATCATGAAAGCCGGCGCTGATACCTAGGATGTTCATTTGTAGATAAATGGATCTCGCTTGCGTAATTCTTTTAATTTTCGACGATATCGAATTTCTAATGTTATTCTGGCATAAATGCGTTTTAACCAATTCATTTTAGACTCCTGATTTGTTGTAGATCATAATCAGGATCTTGCCAACAATAGTTGTATGTAGCCCGTGCAGTGCTGGTGCTGACTTGAAACACATCTTGATGCGCCAGCACGTGATTGTATATCATTTCCCAGTTTGTTGTGCCAAAAGACCTTTCAAGATCAACCTGCCCCACCTGCGGGTGGCCGATTGTGAGACTGGGGTCAGTTGGGTCGAAGCCGTTCCTGGTAAGCCATTCACGAAATTCTGCCAACTGTTGGATTTGCCAATGGTATGCGCCGGGATCACGGGCCCATTCAATATCAAAATCAGCAGCCGCTTGAGTCTGCGCTCGAAGCCCGGTAGTAACCAATTCGCCGATTCGTGAATCTCGTCCTTCATCGCAAAATACCTCCCAGTGATGTTTGCCCACAGCTTTGTTCACACCCACGTACACACCGCCCAGCTTTCTGTTGATTGTTTCAATGCCAAACAACTCATGGTCTTCAGCGGCCAATTCAAATCTTGGGGCCTGCAACCAACACATCAACTGGCTGGGCCTGCGCCATTCAGGTGCCTCACGTGCTTTGCGCAGGCTCAGCACAAGACTTTCAATTTCGTGGCACAACAAATTCAGCTGGCGTATGTGCCAGCGAGTTTCTGCATCGGCTTGATTGTAATGTGCGCTGATGGCTGTGGCGCTGCCTTGTAGGTCTTCAAAATATCTATGCAATTGATTCATTCGGGCATGATTGACATCGCCGTCTTTTTGAACCACCATGGCTGGGCTGAAAAAATCCTGTATGCGATATGTCAAACTGCTGGCATTGATGGCCATGATGCTTCTATTGACTTGAACACAAAGATAGTCTAAGTTACGAGCACCTTCGGCCCAGCCCAACCAACAGTAATTCTTTTCCAAGTGCAGTTGATTGGTCAACACTGAATTCACAGCCTCAAGCCATTTGCGGCCAAGACTGTTGTCAAATATGTCTATATACAAATCCAGCTGCTGTCGCTGCGGGCTCTGTAGTGTGATTTTTATTTCATCAAGCTTCAATTTCCATCCACCATTTCAGCACATCTGGTCTTTGTGCTAGAATATCAGTCATTGTAACGCTCTGTGTTCGTATTTGTTCTAATTTTAACACACGAGCTTTGCCTTTTGCAAGCTCCGCGCGATAAGTATCTGGCCACTGTTGTTCAAATGTGGGGCGAGTTTTTAATTGCAGCAGTACATCACGCATGGCACCTTGGCTGCGGCTGGCTAGTTCGTCAACCCATGCGTCTAAAAGTGCTCGGGGCAAAGCCAGGGGACTCATAATGATGTCCGGTGAGAAACTGAATATGACCTTGGCCAACATTTCTACACCCATTTCTGCGGCCAGTGCTGTCATGTTGTCTACTTCGGTCATGCCCGGCAACGTGAGTGTAAAGTCCAAGCGCATCTGTCGGGCATGAGTGGACAGTTTCACCCCTTGCTCAAAGTTGTTCAAAAAGGTGGTGTAATCCAGGCCCGTTCGTATATATTCCCCTGTGGCGCCTGTTCCGTCGAGGCTGGCGCAGATTTGCCAGTCACGAAGATGCAGCAAAATATCACGATATAAATTAATACCACGATACTCCACACGGCTAAGATTAGTATTGTATCTAGCGTAAACACGGTTTCCATCTCCTAATTCAATTATTCTTGGCATGTAGTGCCAGTGTTGTTTGTACATCAAGGGCTCTCCGCCAACCCAATAGACTTCCTCCACTGTGTGTCGCTCCACGGCGGCAGCAAATTCGGCTTCAACTTGATTCTCTTGAAAGTGTGCGATTTCGGAACGTATATCTGATCGCATCCAATTATTTTTTGGATTGTTCCAGTCAACCATGTTGTGAGTTTTTTCTTCAGTTTCCCAGGCACTGGATAACATGTCGCCGCAGGTCCTGCATTTAAAGTTACATAGGTTGCTGAATCTATAATCCCACGAAACAGGCACCATGCTCGTGGCCCCCGAAGCATCTGTGCTTGCATATACATCCTCTAATTTGTGCTTGAATAAATGATCAAAGTATGTGCGGTAGACATTGGTATTAAGAAGTTTATCATTGCACACTTCGCACTCGGGCAGAGTTTCTCCGGCCAGCATACGTCTGCGCACTGACCGCATGTGTTCCCCATTCCAATGCTGTTCCAGTGTGATGGGGATATATCGTCCAGTGCCCCCAGCAGTGTCTATGTATTGCTCAAAGTTTTGTGCAGGTTCACGTGACGCACAGCACATACGCCGTTCTGTTTGCGGACTCAAGTATGTGTGCACCCAGGGTGCAAGACACAGGGTGTCAGGCGGTGAAGTCATAGTCAATCAGTGCAGCCATTTCTGGGGCCACGGTGGCAAAATTCTGTTGTCTTTTACGATCCAGATCTGCTATTTTCATTCTCAACATGTCACCGCTGGTGCTGGCTCCTTTCAGCATGAATTCAACAATACGATCAAACTCAGCGCGATAAAGATCTGGCACCGGGGCCGTGCGCAGATGTTCAGCCACTGAGGCTTTGGCAGAGTCAGGCAGTGTGGCAATACTGAAATACCAAGCATCGTGCATCATGTTCCAGTACACAAAGTTGAAACCTTCACGATTGCGATATATCCAGTCGGCTATCTGATCCAAATAACGTACATTGAACACATTCACAGTGGTGCAAATTTGCAATTGTATATTGGGATAAATTTCTTTGAGATCACGAAATCGATCCATGTTTGCACAAACTTCTGTCCAGTGAGCATTGGTGCGTTGATATTCAAAACGCTCACCAACATCATCTATTGAAAACGCAATTTCCACAGTTTTGAAATGCTGCCAAATCTGTTCGGCCTGCTCAGGATACTGGGTGCCGTTGGTGTTGTAGTGTATTTCAACTTGACCAGCAATGCCACAATCCACTATGCCTTGCAACATGTCAAAGTGTTCGGCAATCATGAATGGCTCCCCACCGGTGAATTCAATGTAGCGAATATCTGCTAGATGTTGTTCAATCTGCTGCCAGAACTGCGGATTGTCTCTGGGCCAGGCTCCGGCACGTAGCATTTGATAGGCGTGAGAGTCTCGGCGTTTGTCGGGGTGCGTCCAGGCGATTTCTTCTGAAGCAAATTGACTTGAACTCCAGGATCCGCATATTCTACATTTCAAGTTACAGATGTTGCCCAGTTTGAGATCCAGAAACATCAAGGGCTTGGCGTCTGCTGTCCAGTCACTTGAGATTCCCATATGCTTCATTCTGTCCAAGGTATGCATACGTTTTGATGTGCGCCCAGCACGTTCTTCATTCCAACACTTACGACATGTTTGCGGCTGTTCACCTGCTAGAAACTGTTCACGCAGTCGTTTCATGCCAGCACTGTTTTGTATGTCTTTGAAGTTGGCTGTGAGCAAGCTGAACTTCTTGCCTGTGTCATCCGTCAGTTCATCGTCGGCAAGACAGCATGGGCGCACTGTGCCAATGGGCGAAGCCTCTAAGCTCACCCAGGGCAATACGCAAAATTTATCATGTGGTAATTTCATTTAATAATCCAATTAATCTTTCGGCCCATTGGGCATGACATCGAGCTGAATGGTGCAAATTGTCCGACCCTTGCGAATCAAACAACCAAGTCCGGCCTTCTAGTTTTAAATCCATGTGTAACTCTATACCTTGATCGTTCAATATATCAACATATTTGAAATCTAAATTTTCCAATAGAATGTGAACAACCGGCACATCTGCCAGTTTACACAATGTGTCTGCTGTTATAATATTTTGTAACCAAGGTTGCATGAAGTTTTTTTCTCCCGCAGTCATTAAAGAACGAAATGCAGTGCTGGCATTGTTTATATTTTCGTTGTTGTTGCGATCACCATGCCAAACTGTGAGCCTGGCAGGATTGGGCCATTGTGCTATAACAAACTTAGGCGGGGTGTTGCGCATGTGGGCTACCAGAGTTTTAATATTGTGATTTGAATTGCCGCCTGGGACTCCGGCATTAGTAATGTCAATGTTATAGTGTTTAGCCAACAACGACACATAGCATTCTGAGGGATCAACCCCAACTCCTGCTGTGTGGCTACAACCTAGTGCTAGACCGTTCATAATGTCAGGCATTCTTTTTGAATTCTATCAGGCAAATCAGCAAAGTCCGATTCTACGTCACAATCAGGCCATGAAGCGTCTCGTATGTGATTGTAAAATTCTTTCCAGGTGCTCATTTTAGCGCCGCTAATTCTGGTAATACATTTTGCCAAGATTCATTTCTGATCGAATCCAATTCCGTTGTTCTGCGCCAGAATGAGTCTATTAGGTGTGTGTTATTTGTTGAGTTCATAAATGTAATGGCCGATTCAAATCCCTGTGTAGCACGCCCTAGTGGATCTCGATCGCTCATCCAGTCTAAATGCTTGCGGTATTTCTCTTCCAGTCTTTGTTTGTATTCAGCAGGTGCAATGTCTATGCGATAGTATGGGGGATCTTGCAGTATATTTACATTCAGATCCTGTGCGCGAATTAGGCCGGCTGCAACCCATTCCCGATGAAAGTGCGGTAAATGCCAAGCATTCAATATACTGAGCGTGGGACTTATATAAAAATCTACGTTGGGACATGTTGCAATCATTTGATGACGATTTTGCACAACGTCGTACCAGCGGGTGCCCTTGCGTATGTATTCAGCAGGGTGTCCCATGCCATCTAAACTGGCGCCCACTGCTACACTGTCAAATTGACGCCAGTATTCAAATACACTGCGTCCTTTTAGATCTGTATGCGTGAAGTTTGTGTTGTAGATCAGTCGCACATCAAAGCGGCCTCTTTTGACAAGTTCTTCTAGGATGTTATAGTGTTCTTCCATTAATAATGGTTCGCCACCAGCAAAGTATATCTGCTCCACATAGTCCAGGTGTGGTTCCAGTTGCGACCATATGTCTGTTTCTGTGCGTCCTGCATAGTTAAGCACTGTGTTCTGCTCTTTCCATTCTGGTCCTGCAAGTCGTGCTTGATCTTGATACCACTGTGAACTAAAGATATGCCCGCATGAACGACACTTTAAGTTACAAAGATTACTGAAACGAATATCCCAATAAGTCATTTCAAAAGGATTTTCTGCCAGCTTCTTGATATGATGTCCGTGATGTTTGTTGGCTGATCTACGTCCCGAAAAGAATCCTGATTCTTCCTGTTCATAACAGCGTGTGCAGGCAGCATGTGGTGTTTCACTCAGCATATCCGCACGTAGCTTCTGCATAGGCTCGCCGTGCCATATTTCTTCAAGTGTATTGGTTTTACAGTTGCCTACCACACCTGGCTTCATTTCAGCATGACAACAGGGATAGGCTTCTCCAGTGGGATAAGCATGCAAATGAATCCAAGGATAGATGCAAAAGGTTTTGCTATCTTTTAACAAGAACTGTTCACGTTCAGTTAATTCAGTTGCTCGTACTAGATCAGTGCTGTTGTATTTGTATTGAGTCATACCATTCTGTTAGTTCGGGAAATTCTACAGCAAAGTTTTTGTTTCTGCGTTGATCATACTGTGTGTAGAATTCGCGGAAATCGTTATGCAACCGTGGCAGGTCAAATGCATCTGAGTGTGGAGTTTTGACCACATCCAAATAGTCAATCAAGCGTTGTGTGTGACGGATTTCGTGTTCATGCAAACAGCTTAAGCCGCGATGAGCAACCATCCATTGAACCAGATCCTGCCGGAACTGTTCACGCAAATGGCCAGGCAGTACCAATGGCGATTGAAAGCTGGGAAAGCGTAGTATATTTAATGTAAAATTGATCCGATCACGCCCGTGTGTGAATTTCCACTTTAATAATTGATCGAGCAGTTGTGGCAGGGTGGTAAGACACAAGGCATTAATGGTCGACATACAATGCACAGTGATTCCGGCATCCAACAAGGCCTGTACATTTTGGCGCCACAGTGCATAATCCAGGCCATCTCTGATGTATTCTGCTCGTGTGCCCACAGCTTCCATTGAAGTGTAGATTTCCACTGGCATGCCCGCAGTTGAATCTATCAAGCGGTAAACGTCGACTTGTGGGCCCAGATTTGAGTTGATGGCAAGACGAGTTTTACTACGGCCCTGGTTATCCCGGAACCAGTCAATGAGTCGCCATGTGTGGTGAGACATGAGGGGCTCTCCTCCTGTGATTCTGAGCTCCTGTAAACTACGATGCAGATCCGACTCCCACCATGCAAAAAAAGCATCAACATATGGATTAGACTCTCTAATGCTGTAGGGTTGAGCAGAATCATGAGTGTGAGTAAAATGGTTACGGCCGTCTGACTCCAGGCGTTGATAGGGACCATTGCGTCGAATATCATTAACCCATGTAGTAGAAAAAGCTGGATTACAGTAGCTGCAAGCAAACTGACAAGTGCGATCAAAAGCAATTTCCAGTGTACGAAGGTTGACATCTTGATCTGCGGGCGTATTTCTAGCTTCATGCAAGGCCTCAATGGGGTAGATCTTTGATTTGTAAACACGATCGCTCACAGCGTCGCGACCCATGTCTTCAATTTTCCAGCAATACTCACAACCTGCAGGACGTTCTCCTGCCAGCATTTTTCTACGATCCTCTTTCTTTTGATCAGTATTGTGCAGCAGCCTAGGGTTGGCCTGGACTTTATCTTTGTCCACCAAATGGGCCGGCGGGTGATGGCAGCTTGTTGTCATACCAGAACCCAACCAAATAGTGGCGTTGTACCACTTGGCTGCACAAAAACTTGGAGATAACTCATCCAGCACCTGCTGGCGAAATTCTAAATCATTCATGGAACTGGTATTGTTTTACAAACTCAAAAAAGCGGCTGGGAAATTCTTCACGTACCCGTGTACGCATTTCGGCTAGGTGTTGTTGATTGTATTTACAAGTAGTATAACACAATTCAAGGAAACTTGCTAGATCCTTGCGGCATAAATCTTCAACCACAGCAGCCACTCTCTCCAGGCGTTGATCATTATCTTCTATGTTGTCAAAACTTTCATCAATGACATCGCCAAAAGTTCTAAAACCCAAATTGTGCAGGTCCCGATAAAAACCCTGATTGGCCACAGCAATCCAGGGATGGCCCACAGCAATGGGTTTCCAAATCTTTTCTGTTCTAAAACTATGGGGGTAGCTGTGCACAGTTTCTGATACCAAACTAAAATAGGTGTCCAAGTATGGCTCAGCTCGAATTATAACATCGCCCCAGTGGCCCGGTGAAAACACCTGCTGTTTTACAAAGCTGTCCTGACTGGCATCAACATCTACTGAAAATCTTTCTACTTCATATTGACGGGGCAGGGTCTTTATTGCGCCATTTCCCGAATCCAAGTTGCTCCATATTGCTGAATCCAGCACGCCACTCAAGCGATCAATCATGCCTTTTCTATGAGGTCGACTGCGCCCATTCAAAAACAAAAACTTATAGGGTCTGTTGACACTGTAGAGATCTTGATAGCGTTGAATGGCTTCAATATTTTCGTCGTAATCCAAAACTTTGGGCAAGAAACTGTCATACCGCATGTGCGGCCAGGAATGATCCATGTCGCCGCCGCCGACCAATATTATTTTTCTATTCTGCACTAGATCCGCAATGCCATAGTAATGGCAGTGATTTTTCAAAGTTTCAGATCCTTCGTGCGGATTGCTGAACACAACTTTGACGGTGTGTTGATTGATTATGTCACGTACCTGTTGACCAAACCGTCGTATCTGTTCCCGCCCGATCACGTATATTGCACCGGGCACAACTTGATTCTTTTTGACGTGTTGGCCCAGGTCCCAAAATATATCATCAGCATGATCTTTAATCATGCTGTAAATTTCACTGTGGGTATCTAGAATTAATTTACGATTGCCGAGCATGATACTCACATTCCTGCCACCAGCTTTTCATTTCAGGAAATGCACGTAAAAAATCTGTGCCCCGGCGGCGATCATGTTCACTAAAGAAACGATAGAAATCTGCCTTAGCTTGAGAATTGTCTTGACACTGTCCTTCGCGCATCCAAGCAATGTCTCTACGTAGCCGCTGCACTTCGTAATCACGGAATCCATGTAGGTCTGTGGTGACTTTGGTGTCCATCCAGTCTGCACACTGTTCCAGTTTCACTGCATAGCTTTCGGGCAAGATCTGCAGGCTCTGCCACACAGGCTGTCGCAGCACCGGTGTGTCAAACCACACACGCTGATATGTCTTACTGTAACTTTCACGCAATCTCAAGATCCATTCCATGTATTCGCGGAATCCACTGACACTGAGATTGTTCATTGTGATAATGAACGTCAAACTGTTGCGGTACGGGGCTTCGTGTAGATAGCGATTGACATTGGATATCACTCGATCTGCGCTCATGCCGTGTCTGATATATTCAGCTTGAAAACCGTTGCCTGAATCCAGGCTCACATACTGCATGAAGTGTTCTATTTGGGTATTGCACAAGCGTTTGACATAATCCAAATACCGTTCAAACAGCGCATCTTCCACTGAAAAGTTTGATGTTACGTTTAAATGCAAGTCTAGCTTGGGCAGGGCCAACACATAGTCAAACACTCGATAGGTATTTCGGTCCATCAAGGGCTCGCCGCCAGTCATGCGGAAGTGTCGAAGCTGAGGGTAAAGCGTGGGCCACCAAGACCAAAATGCTTCAACATAGGGATTATGATCCCTAGCGGGAATGACACGTCTAGCCCCTGTAAAATGTTCAGGAGCATTATGTGGTGCAGAAGTAGGATAAGCCCCATGACGGTTAGATTCGTCGGCCCAGCTAGAACTAAACTGGGGACTACAATAACTGCACTTAAGGTTACAAGCGTTATTAAAATTAACCTCAACATAGCTAGGTATGACGTCATCTTCGTCTCCGGTTGAATTCTTTATCTTTTCAAAGTCTACTGCTGCCCAGGGCTCCCCTGATCTATAGTGTCGATCACTGAGTTCACCAAGGTCTTCCATGTTCCAACAGTACTGACATTCACTGGGCCGTTGACCGGATAACATCAACTTACGTTGCTGTTTTTTGTATTCTGTGTTGTGCAGGCCACCAGTGCGTTTCAAATCCTCCACAGATATTTGATGCAGTGGAGGGTGGTAACATGAGTTGTTGAGTCCAGTGGGCAAGTGAAAGCTGACCTGTTTCCACTTGGCCAGGCATAATGCGTTGCTCAGTTTGTCCCGCATTTGCTCTGCTGAGCCCATAAAAACACTTTTATTACTCATTGACAGCATCCCATACCTGATTGAATATTTCACTGTGATATCGACCAAATTCTATTTGCATTAGCAAACAAAATTCGTTATGATAACTATCTACATCGATTATTTGTTCAGCATCAGAAAAGTCTACAGGGTATCGATCATAGTAATCCTGATGCCATCTGATGATTTCGTATGCTGAATTAATTTTGTCAATTGTGTTTTGAGTCAATTGCATCAGCGTGTCGGGTACTGTATGAATTGTATTATTCATCACCTTGGCATAATCATTTTGAACTTCTTGCATGATGTTTGCGGGCAATTTATCAATTTGGTCTTCAGTGGCAATATCTGGCCAGTGGGATGCTCGAAAAGCCTGATAGTGCTCGAGTCTGGACACAGTAGTGGTCTTTTGAGTTTGATTCATGTATCGCTCATGTCCATGCAGTGCCCATTCTCTTTGCAAACTTGCACGTAGGTTGCTGCGAATAAACACAATTGAATGCCCAGGGAATGTCTGCTGTATCTTTTGGCTGTTCATGCAGTGTGTTAATATGTGTTGTGAATTGGTGTGTGCTATATTATCCAATAGATACCGATGTTGATATTGTTGTGTGGTATTGATCTGGTCGTAACTTGTGTGGGGTTTGGTCCAGTCATTGCCCAACAGTCGTTGTAGGTATCTGTTGCCTCCGGCACCAGGATAGAATGCAATAATCATTCAAATCCTTTGAGGTCACTGCTCAGTAACTTTTGTTCACTTATGTCACTGTAACTCAATCGATTACCGTGCCCGTGTGTCCATTTAATGTGTTCTGACAGGGCAATTTGATTCATGTGTTCAGGAGTATAAGGCACAGCATACGGTGTTTCATTTTGTTGTGTCCATTTGTTATAACTCAACAAACATTCAGGAGCATTGGCAATCAGTTGTGTCTTCTGATGCAAGGTATGCAATTTGATAGGCACACCAGAAACCAGTACTCCCAGATCTTGTAAGTCTTGTATGTCAACTCTGCACTTGGTATACAAGTCAATGTTGTTGCTCATGAACTTGGTCTCCTCGGAACTGAATTCATGATCAAATGGCACCAGACTCAACAAATAGTGCATACGGTTCCAATCAGCCCAAGAAATGTCCCAACGGTCTGCCCAGGTCAAGGGTTTCTTGCGCTGTTGGAACACTCGCAAATTCAATATGTATTGTTCTATGTTGGGCAAGTCTCGCTCGTATTCAAAGTAATTGTTCACTTGAAAATGAGCATCTACCCAGTCCATGTATTCTTGGTATTGATTCAAATACTTTTCGACCATTTCGGCCTGTACTGTCACAGGGTTCTGTAAAATATTGTTGTAGGTTTTGTATTTTTCTTCAAACGAATATACATTTAACTTCTTGGACTCTACAGCAATACACCAACTCATGGCATGTTCAAATAGATTTTCTCGGCGGGCCGCAATAATATAAAAATTTTCATTTAGATATCGATAAAACGCCAATTGGTCTTCAGTTGGGTCGCGGCGATTTTTTATGTGGTAGTGTGCCAGTCGACTCACTACGTCATGCCCACAGGTGTCAATCATGCCCGCAACAGTTTGCAGAGTTTGATGATATCCCCATGCACCTTCTTTTTTGCCCAGCACACTTTGTTTGAATGTATCATGCTCATAGGTGACCAATCCGTTGGTCAATTCATGTAAATTGATAGTTAACGGACTGTAGTTTTCGTTGAGGTTTGCATAGATTGTGATCAATCGTTGCAATAAAGTCGACCCCACGCGATCAGGAGTAAGTATTAAAACATTCATTGTGAAAAATATTTATGTACATAGATTTTGTTCAACAACATATAGCAATTCCTTTTTATGCTAACTTACAAACTGAATGTCTTGGTTTGGACAGTCTGACTCATTGTTTCAATCGCCAACTGTTTGATCAACATCCTCCTGTGCATTATCAATTCAACGAAGTTGGGTTTAGAACTCACTCTGTTAACAAATTTAAACGCAACGCTATTCTGGTGCTGGGAGATAGCTTCACACTAGGGCTGGGCAACAACATTCAAGATCGTTATACAGATATATTAGAACAACAACTGTCTCATCAGGTGCTGAATTTCAGCCTAAACGGTGCCAGTAACGATTGGATAGCAAGAAAACTTCAACAACTACTGCAATTATTTCAACCCAGAGCCACTGTAATACATTATACATTCAGTCATCGAAGAGAACGACCTCAGCCAGATTGGCATGATGATGAGCGCACAGAATGTGAGCCACTTTACTCTTCTGAAGAAAATTATCAAAATTGGTTCGCAAACTTTCAAACAATACAAGCCCTAGCAGGTGATACCAAACTGGTACATAGTTTTATACACAACTGGCACGATCAAGCAATTGACTATGCTGAATTAGGTACAAATGTGATCACTCCAGAGACTCAGTTGGACTTTGCACGAGATGGATTCCATTACGGTCCAAGAACTCATTTGGCATTGGCCAATAAAATCACCAGCCTTCTTGTTGACGTATAACATCTATTTCTCTGACCATGATACCACGGTTGACAAAGTTTGATCGATAGTGATGTTTAAAAAAACGACTTTGCTCTGCTTCTAACATTGCAAGTGGTAAATCCAGCGCGGTGCCCAGTTCTTCTGCCACACGATTGGCCAACAAGCGAGGATCACTGTCTCGAACCGTGTCCCACAGCTCACGCAGGCGTTCAAAATCCTGCACCATGACATAGTCTACATTGGTGAGCATGGTCATGTAAGTGCCCATTCTTGAGCCGGCAATGCACCACATGCCATGCTCAACATCTGTGCCTACGTTGTGCCATATGGTCAAGTGGTCAAGATTGCGTTGATGCACACGTTGTCGGAAATCCTGCACTGTGGGCTTGGCACCTTGATTCAAGCACATTTTTACACCTTCGCGAAATCCGGCACGCCAGGCGTGGAATGGTGATTGATTGGGATATGTTGTTGAATAGCAGTCATGCATGGCCCAGTACCGGGGATCAAAACAAAACTCCACCACAGTTTCATTGCGTCCGTCGGTGTTTTCGTGTGTGCGCATGTTCATGACATAGTCCCGAGTCCATGAACTCAAGCCACCGTTACCATACATCAGTCCATTGACATGATTACGTGCCCGCCACCGGAACACAGCGTTCTCATATTCTTGATCAGGAAGAACAAGCGTTTGATTAAAAAACGACGGATCGGGGATATTGTCCCCATCAATGAGAATGAATCGATCAGTATCACTCGATGCGGCCGCCGCTTTGTGAGCAGCATCGCTGCCTTTAACGCCATCCACCCGTTTTGCCCAAGGCACCATGTTCTTAATTTTGATCCAATACTGTTCTTTTTCAGGTTCGTCATATGTCAAATATATGCAATCTAGATCTGCAACGTCAATTTGCTTCATAAGTTTTTAGTTTCCATTTTTGGTGTGGCTGCGATTCAGGCACCACTATCAGCACATTGTCGGGATGACAGGCCGTGCCGGTGTCTGCTGGTTGATATCGATAATATTGAGGTTTGCGCTCAACCAGTTTTCCCGCCTGTACTCGCACGTTCCATGGTGTTCTGGCAAAGGTCTCTGCATCAACTTCAATGTATGTACCGGGCAAATCCTCCATGCTGTAGGTAATTGGCTCACCTGCTGCATTGTGGTACAGGCGCCACGATGCCGGCCGGGGCTCAGGCATGGCATGCAGTATGGCCCAAAATTCTTCAGCGTTCACGATGCCAATCCTTGACATGGTAGTGAAATGCCCCGTGTTGCATCACGGTGTTGACTCGCAGTTCATAGTCACGATACTCCCACAGCATTTCTTCAGTCCAATCCTCGCGTTGCGAGTGCTGGATGTGCCGTTTCATGTGAATGATGGTGGGATAACTTGCAAATGGCATGGTGCAGCGTTCGGGTCCAATTAGTTGAGCGGCCATGGCATACACAACATCAGTTGACGGCGCAGCTTCGGGGAACTTCAGCATGGCTCGGTAATGTGGCCAATTTTCAAAAATGTTGCGAACTGTCACAAAAAACTCTTGTGCTGTTTCACTCAATCTCCAATACGTGATAGCGTTGTAAACATCGGGAAGATGGTTGGCATCAAACACCTGACGATAATGTCTAGCACTGGCTCTGCGGTCTTTCCAGTCTCTGCAACCAGTGCTGACCACAACATCACGATTTCTCAGCATGGTCCACCAGTGATCAACTGGGCTGGTTATCAGCATGTCTGCTTCAAGTTTGATGGTTTCTCTAAATGGAGTGGCATGAAATACTTGCCAGTCGTTGGCATAGGGATTTTCCACTGTGATGGGGAAAGGAAATTCACGCACATAATCAAACAAATGCGATGCTGGATTTTCTGTGCTGTTGGTCAACAAACAAATTTTAGCATCAGGATGCCAGTACTTGATGGTCTTGGCCAGGGTCACACTGCAATCCACATAGTCTGTGCACACAGTGTTTGTGGCCACTATCAAGTAGCCGTGTTCTTCAATGGGTTTCAATTATTTTCTCCAGGTGTTGCTTGCCCATGGCATGAAAGTCCTGATTGTTCAATGTGACCCAGCGGGCACGGTGTTCCTGATCCTGATAGTTGATTCGATAACAATCTTTGGCAATTTGTAAAACTTCATGCTCGGGCGTGACGCTGGCCAATTTCCAAGGCATCGACGGCGCAGACAATGTTTGTCCATTCACAATATGCAGTGCTATGCTCAAGGCATGATCATTTCGATAAGTGCTGCTGACATTTCTGTAGACATTTTTATAGTGCTGCCAGTTGTTCTTGATCATTTGCATGCAGTCAAAAATCAATTCAACATGCTGGCTGCGACTGAAAATCATCACTGTGGCCCAACTCATTGGCATGCGATACATGCCATAATGATTTAGCTCTTGAAAATCGTTGACACCAGTTACGTCAAAGGCAGCATCATGAGACAAAAATTCTTGATGGCTTTCAATTGCAACTTGGAGTTGGCCACTGGCCACCACATAATCAGCATCCAGCACAACAGTGCGATCCCAGGGAGAAAGTTGATAAGCATCAGTTCTACCAGCATTGTACCATGACACTGTGGCATCATAATCTTCAAACCAACGTGTGCCACCAGACTGTGCTGAACTTGCAATCACTTTATCAACATCATTGAGTCTAGGGTCTGTGGGATCTGCGTCTGTAACAATGGCTGTGGGTATACCTAGATGTCTGCGAATATTTTTGGCATTCCAGGCAGCCATTTTGACATAGTCAATATGCTCATTGTTGAATGCAAATATCAGTGCGCCAGTTGTCATCTATTTTTGTTTAGGGTTTCATATTCAATTAGCCAGGCCGTCATTTGTTCTTGCCAACGCTGCTGGCTTTGTGCACACAACTCTTTGACATTGACTCGGACGGGGTTTTCATACAAATCCAACAACACTGCTTCTGAGTCTGGACAAGTCAACAATGTTGTCTGCAATTCAGGGCCAGCACGCCACATGCCTCCGCGATAAGCGAACAGCATTCGTGCTTCGTATTTTTCTTTTAGTGTACGTCGGGCGGCAGCGTGATCAAATCTAGCCCGTGCATGGACCACAATTTTTTCGATTTCCATGATAATATTGTACAACAAAAAGAGGTAGAATGTCTACCTCTTTACAGCTTGATTTGCCGATTATGCAACTGATGCTGCAATTGAGGGTGTGCCCCAGCTGTTGGTAAGGAATGACGTGCTGGGAGGAAGGTACGTGACCAAAGTTGTGGGTGCTGTGCCTGTGATTGTGGTCGACGGACTGGTAGTTGCTGTACCACCCGAAATGTTAGCAGTGGTACCTGCACCCGACGATCCGTCACTTACCCAGGTTGTAACCAAGGTCAATACTGTGGAGCTGGTGGCTGTGGCTGTGGTACGAATGAACTCGCCGCTGTACGGGGCAGTAGAATTGTTCAACTGAAATATGGTTGCAGGAGAGGTAGTAAGTTGATACCATCCTGTGGTGGTTGCAAGTGTGGTTTGTGTACCACCTGTACCACTCAGTCGTGTGGTACCAGTATAGGCCTGTCCTGCTATGGTTTGACTGGCGCTGTTCACGCGACCAGTAAGATTAATGGATCCGCACCAGCCAGCCAGTGTGTTCCAGTCTGGATCAGTGTCAGTACCTGTTGAACTTTTACCGTACTTGAGGCGTACAATGCCGCCAGCATTCCAAAAATAACGTGCTTGGTCAGCACTGGGGAATGTTATGGTATGTGTGAATGTTATAGTCCATGCAGCCTGACCCGAACCAGTGGCTGTGGTCTTGGAAGTTGTGCCTGAGAATACGCCGTATTCTGTTCCCGATGCCGCGGCGTTGCCACGATTGGTGGTAACTGAAGTAGTGTCGGTGCTGATGTTAGCCAGCACGCTGATAGTATTGCCTGTCACCGGAGCAGTTCTTGATGTCAGCGTGGTATTGGTTTGACTTCCAGAACTGCCCAGGCTGTTGACTAACGTGGCCCATTGTGTTGCTGTAACAGTGCCGCCCGTAGATACTGCGGCAATATCGGTTTGTCCCCAGCCTGCATCGCCTGATCCTGTACTCCAAACACGATTCAACCCTGCTGTGGTATTACCTGCAAAGGTGTTGTAGTCTGTTGCTTCTATTAGGCCGCCTAATACGTAAGTCATTTTTGTTCCTGTTTAATTTTTAATGGTAACAATTGCTTCAATTGTACCTGATTCTTGGGTCGGTTTGTCAACTAGACTTCGCCCAATTACATTAAATGCAGTTGCTTCTCCGGGTAGAGCTGATCTAGCAACCCCGTTTCCGGCACTGACCAGTCGATCGCCTTTTTTGACATAACCAGTTACCTTGACAGGTACACGCCCAGTCATAGCAACTTTGGGATGGGTATCGTCTTCACCTGCGCCGCCATTCATGGTGTAAGCTGGTCTAGTACTTATCACGCCAAATACATTGTCGCTCAATTCTGTAAGAGATCTAGTAATCTCAGCAGTGCCACCCAATTCAACCACAGTTCCTGCTTCTAGCACTTCATCTGCGGCAAAACGTTCTGCAACGTCAGCATAAAGTGCTGTGGTTGCTGTGGCAAACACTTGATCAAAATAACTGCTTGAACTACCAATATTGCCTACAGCATTGGTGCCAGTATGAGTAATACTGTTGACACTCAAGATACCTGTGGTGCCCGAAGTTACCAGGTTACCACTGGTAATATTACCAGTGGCCGAAATTAATCCACCTGTTAAAATGTTGCCACCAGTGACGTTGCCACTTGCACTCGCAGTCACGGCGTTTAAGGTAGAAGTATAGGTGATATTGAAATAACTTGTGGGGCCTCCAATGTTGCCCACGGCGTTGCTGCCGCCTTTGGCAATACTGGATACGTTGGCCACGTTGGCATAAAGTGATGTGCTATCAATTACTACCACGTTGGCAACGCTGTTTACACCAATGGTAACGTTGCCATCTGATGCGGCAATTCTCACATTTGAGTTGCCATTCTGAATCTGCGATACACTAACAGCCGCGCTCAACCCAGTGAGTTGACTTCCGTTGCCCAAGAAAAAGCTGCCGCTGATGTTGGCAGCACTGGTAATTGTTCCAGTTGCGCTGATCAAACCGCCTGTCAGGATGTTACCACCTGTAATATTGGCAGCCGATGTTATGGTTGAAGTGGCCGATATCAATCCAGCAGTGAGCAAGTTACCGCCTGTGATATTGCCTGTTGCGGTGATCAAACCGGCAGTGCGTATGTTTCCACCTATTGCATTGCCTGTGGCACTGACAATACCACCAGTCAACAAGTTTCCACCAGTGACATTGCCTGTTGTACTGACATTACTGCCAGCTGGGGAGATCACGTTACCAATGAAGTTTGCACCTGTAACGTTGCCTGTGGCTGATACGACTCCTGCGGTTAGAATATTGCCGCCAGTTACATTACCACTCACAGTGGTGTACCCAGTTATGTTGGCACCAGTAGTGGTAATTGTAGCTGTGGTGTTGCCGCCTGAAGTAATTACTATGTTCCCAGAGCTGACAAGATTGCCGGCCATGTTGGTGCCAGAGGAGTTACTGAATGTTACACCTTTAAAAACTGTAGGGAACAGGGTTGCAACTGGGGCAGCCGCAGTAAAGTCAGCGTCGCTGTTGAAAATAGCCACTCGCACACTGTTGGAATAAAGTGTGGTGACGTAGTGCGGCGTTGCTGTGTTGTCAAGGATGGTTTCTGGAATAGCACCAGTTGTACCTTGACTGCTAGAATAAGCTGGACCAACAACAATAAAACTGCTGCCAGTGTATACTTTTAATTGTTGGTTTGTGGTATCATACCACAAGTCACCGGTGACATTAGATGTTGGGGCCGATGCACTGGCTGTTGCTGCTGAAATTACTTTGAATGTTGTACCGTTGTAAACTTTGAGCAAGCTGTTGGTTTTGTCCCACCAAAGTTGACCAGTCAAAGGCGCAGGTGGTGCAGTATTGTTGGAAAAATTTTCCAGCATCTGGATAAAGTTTTCGTCTAGGAATTCACCATAACCAGCATAGTTTTTACCCACCAAAGTCACGCTACTGCTTTGATTAAAAGTACCATCCGATATGGTGGCAAAAACTGTGCCGTCTGTAAGATTAATTGTATATGCCATGTCAGTTCCCTGTCCTTATATTTATACAGCGTTTATGTTGCTCAGTGTCTGGATTCGCAGTGTGTAATCAATTTGAATTTGACGATTCAAGCTCTTTTGGACCGGGTGAAAAATCACATGGGTGATCAGACGCAAATCCTCAGCAGAACCGTTCCAGGTCTTGAGTCCTAGTTCGTCAAATACATATTCGCCGTTGAAGTTGGTTGAATTATCAAATGCTTGTTGACCGCTTGGTTCACCGTAATCCAGCAAACAAGTGACCAAAATATCAGTGTAAACATTTCCGGCTGTGTGCAACACAGTCATTTTGTTGTTTTCTGGATCTGTATCAGCTGCTGAATTATCATCAACTACTTTTTGGTATGTTTGGTTGTACAGCGAGGCGCTCTGACCTGTGGTATTTGGTGGAAGATATGTGATAACGCCTGTGGGATCCACTGAGCTTCCCCCGTTGCCAAATGCCATTTCGTAGATGTAGCCCAAGTTACGATTTGACAAACTTTGAGCCATTGCCACGCTGATGTTTTCATAGTGAATGGCATTGTGATCGTTGTAGAATATTTCACCGCTGTTTGGGTCATAAATCTTTACATGCCCGGTAATTTTTGCTAGTCCTGGCTCAATCATGCTCGTCCCTCCACATAGACTTTTTGTGTTTTTGGGTCAAACACCTTGAAATAACCCTGTACATTCACTGTACCGGTTTCGTTGGGCCGGCGAGGTTTTTCCTCTTTTTTTGTTTCAACCTGTTGATTTTGCTGTGTATTTGACATGGTCTTTTATTTACCTTGTTATAAACCCCGCAAGAACCTTGCAGCTTGCGTTTCGGTATCCTGCAAGGCAATTCCGTCGCTGGCAGTACCGTCGCCTGGTGCATACCAAGTCACACCCTGACGCACTAAAATTGTGACTTCTGCACCAGCAGCTGGTGCTATATCAAATTCTACTGCCATTGGGTCAAAATCAGTCACAAACCAGCGATACTGGCTTTCAGCACTGGTGTCACTTACAGCATATTGTCGTACCCCGCCCACATAAACTTCAATGGCTGCGGACTCAATTGTGGAATCTTCAAAATCAGCAAAATTTATGCTGGGTGCGTAGAATACAGTGGTACTGTCGTCGCCCATGCTGCTGTTGCTGACAATGTAATCTTGGAATTGCTGGGGCAACAAATTGCCGCGTCCCATGTCATTTACAATACTGCCTGCGCCATGGTCGGCTGCGCCGGTGCCAGCGGTGCCACGCATGAGTCCTGATACGGTGTTTGCCACAACGTCTCGCTCACGATACATGATGCGCTCACCATTGATGGTTATTACTCCAAAAATTCCTGCTTCTAGATCGGGTTCGCTCAAGGCCTGAGCGTTGTCAACATAAACAGTATCTGCGGTACTAGACAGGGCCTGAGCCAATGCTGTGGTTGTTTCCGGGGTTATTCTATAAACCGCTTGCACACCACGCATGTCCTGAAATATGCGGAAAGCCATTGCTTCAGGAACTATGCTGTTGGTAAATTCTTCTATGACCATAACGTCACCAACACCAATAACTCCGCTGGCCAAAATTAAATAATCCTCACTTACGGTGTAATCTGCACCTTCAAACAATCTATTTCCGTTAAGCGTAACCCACAATCTACTGGCGTTGTTCAAACTTCTTTCAAGATAGAAATTGTTGGTGAAAATTGTAGTTCCAGCTGAGTAATCAAACGACCCTGGAGCATTGTTTACTGTGTCTGGAGAATAGTTTGTTTCGTCATATCCCTCGACTACTGTGACTGTTTCAGTGACTGGTCCTTTGAATACCAGCGTCAACGGATAAAGTTGCGAGGTGTCATTCCAAGTGGTCACTGCAAACAAATCATCTTGCAAGATTGTGCTTGATATTTGCAATTCGTTGCCAATGATTCGGTAGTCAGCTGCTGTGCTTACGGCAATCAAAATTCTAGCGCCGCTGACCGGTGGCGTTGTAAACACTACCTGGCGTCCCGGAGTATTGCTGCCAGCCCATGGTGTCACAACGTAGGTGCCTGTGGTGGGTCCCACGGTTTGGGGTTGCAGAACATTGTCTACCCAAACAGTTATGTCAGAGGCTGCATTTATCAAGGATTGGCTGTAGCCGCCGCGCTGTGGCAAGCCAAAACTAACACTGGAATCATCACCGATCCATTCGATACCTTCAGGAGGTTGCAGCCTTAGTCCATTGCGTGTGACTACAGCATTGACTGGATTTGTTCCTTGTACGCTGTTGGTCAAGTATATGACGTTGTTGGTCACCAAATCTGCGTCAGCCACCTGATATTGTACTTGTGGAGTACTCCAGCTGTAGTCAGTGGTTGCTTTGCCAGTTCCAGAGCCAACACCGGTGGCCACAAAAGATGTGCCCACTGTGCTTGCGGCTGCACCGATGGCTGTCCAATTGGTGGTGCCCACAGTGCTTATGGTGTATGATCTGCCAATTACAAAATCGCCAGCATCAATTGTTGAGAATCCAAATGCTACCAAGGCAATTCCGTCTGTAGCTCCATAGTCAGTGCCAAAGTCCACAAGGCTCTCAATTGTAGGTACAAATTCAAACCAATACAATGTATTGGCAATGTCTATACCCACCGGGACGCTTTGTAGTGCTCGGTAGTAGTTTCCGCTGTTGTTGACAACATCTAGTTTGTTGTAGCTGTCTAGTATATTCCAATCAGTGCTGTCTGTGTATGGTTGCCAAGTCACGATGTCTACATTTTCACCATTGACAAATACTGCAATACTATCTATTTCCGACGCGCCAACTGGAATTACCACAGTTTCACCAATGTCTCCCCCAATATAGTTGGCACGATACAATTGACTGCCACCGCCAAGTTCAAAAACATTGATCTGGAACTGATCCCCGTCGGTGACCCAAGGAGCCATTTCTATCAATGAAACTGTTTGATTTACCCAATCAACGGTGTAGTTGACATCTGGTGCTAGGTCAGTACCAGTGGTAATATTGCTCACCAGAACCTGAACTGGATGCTGTGTAATTCCTGCCCAGCTGTAGTCGGTTTCAATGGTAGGGTCGAAACTGTAACGAACGCTGCTCCACTGGAAACCGTGACCGTCGCGATTCCAGTCAGCACCGGGTCTGGTGTACACGCGGAAATCAAGGGTGTCAAATTCTGCGCCGTTGACCAATTCTTCAGGAGCGTGGCCTTCGTACAAGCCAATAAACTCGCCGCCGTCCACATTGATGTCTGTGGGCGATGTTCCCAGTGTTACATCTGTAAATTCGCTAGAGTAGTTGGCGTCTATTGATGTTGGGTTGTTCAAGAAGTAATCGCCGTACACCTGTACCCCAGGATAATCAACACCGTCGATCAACAATGGCAACTCAAGTCCTGGTTGATTGACTCCAGGCACATAGTAACCCATGGTACGATCAACGCCACTTAGTTGTCGTGCTGGGATCAGGGTCCAATCTTCAAGATTGAACGTGGGGCCAGTAACTGGCGTTGCTGCGCTGGCTTGCCACACGCGATCATCGTAACGTACCAGGGCACCGGGATTGTAAATTTGATTTGGTTCCCAAGATGCTATGTCTGAAAAATACTGAAAACGATCATACTTGATCACTGTGCGGAAACTGCGTACTAGGCTGTTGTTCATTACTGCATATGCCCGGGCAGCAACACCGTTGCCACCATCAAATGTTATTGTTGGGGTTTGAATATAGCCTGATCCCGAGTTGGTAACATTTACTGCAACAACTTGTCCAATACTATTGATTACAGCGGTGGCTTTGGCCGGTTCTGTTGCACCTCCTGTGATTATCACCACTGGGGGTTGTGTATAACCCGATCCACCATCAATAATTTGTACACTTTCCAACGACAACAAATAATTGCTGTACCACTGATTGTACGGCCAAGTTGACCACAATGCGCTGGTTGATGGTACGTCACTTTCGATGTTGGTGCTAGAATTAAATGCTGTTCCGTTATTGTATGGTAACAATATAGGACTGGTAAACTTAGGTATTTCCAGCGAAGTATTGTAGTAGGCCGGCAAATCAAAGTCAGTTATATCACCAAAAAATTCATCAAAACCGTTGTACAGCAAGTTAAATTCTCTAATGGTCACGTGATATGGTTTGACTTCCTGGATGTAGTCACTTACAAATTCTTGGTTGTCTCGCACGTAGTTTTGATACGGTATCAGTTGGCGAATTCTATGATCAACGTCAATTAGCGATGTCTTGACCAGCCACTCTGGTGCAGAGAATTCACTCAACACAAAGTTAAACATCAACACCAACAACTTGTTGCGCTGTATTTCTAAGTCGCCAACAAATAGTTCTTCGTTGATGGCTTGAATAATTTTTCTTGTTTCTATCACAGGCTCTTGATCAAAATACTGTGCATCAAATACTTCTACGTCAAATCCAAATCTGCCCAGTGCATAGTCATATAGTTCCGCGCTGAATTCAATGGTGCCATCTTGCAACCCAACTCGTTCCCAACCCAGATCGGTTCTAAGATAGATTTCAAATTTTCCTTGAGCATTGGCTGTGACTTTTACACTGCTGCCAACTGTGACAGTCAGTGTGCTCAAGGATGCATAATTGGCAACCTCAGCAACAACTTTGGTGCTGGAATTGTATCCAGGACGATACCAATTGATGTAGCTCCAATAGTCTGGAGTATTGTACCCTTGTACCTTGGAAAGAACCAATTCTCTAGTGTTGGGCGCAGTATCGCTTTCTTGAACAGTGTAAATGGTCCACAATCCTCGTTGACTGCTGTCAGTGGTCACAAGATACTTGTAACCCAGTGGTATTGATCCCAAGGGATCACTCCAGAACGGTGTTTGGAATCCCAGTATTTCCAAGTTGGCAACCTGAAGGTTCCAATTGGTGACGGTGACAGCATCAACAATCTCGGTCTGCGACGGAATTGGGTCACTGCTGTTCAACAGATTAAACGACTTATCTTCAGTGATTGGATACTGTGCCAGCACTGCATTTGCACGTTTTAGATAATTTTTTAACGCAGCAAAACGATCCACGAACATTGATTGACGCGGGCGGAACTGTACTCCATATCGTTCAGCGGGTCCCAGGTTAGGATCAGGTACTTTGTTACCAAAGGTGTCTACCCCGCAGAAACTGTCCTGTAGTTTACGATATAAATTGTCACTCAAAAAACCATCAGCACGGTCTTGAGGAATCAGTTCGTATTCAACGTGTACATTATCGTTGGTAAATTCACGATCATATTCAATGCTGATTACTGTGTCGCTGGCTGAAATAAGATCAGCACAGTTGTACAATGCAATTGTGTTGGCATTTATGGGTGCCATGTAGGGAATGCCACTGGCCTTGGCATCAGCAATGTAAGATGCTACAGTGCTGGCCGGCAATGTTTTGCCTAGCTGCGTGGCTGTGACTGTGATGCCACGCACCCAGAAATAATAATAGGTAGCAAATGTTCCATCTTGTGACAAATTAGTGTTGACTGTATAGGAAACCGTGTTCAGTGGTATGCCTTCGCCTGTGTAAGTTGATGGCGGTGTTGTGCTTTGAACCCACTGGTACACATCAACTTCGCTACCAGGGAACAACTGTGCCCAGCGTCGGCTGGCGTACACTATGCTGTCTTGATTGGGATCAATGAATCTAACTGAACTGATATCCCACCAAATTTCTCCTACATGATCAGCGAACCATGTGCTGCCTTTGAGGTTTGCGGGTCCCACATTATAGGCCGCAGGGTCCACTGCGCCCACGTAGTCAATGTTGGCTCGGGCAGCGCCCAATATTTTTCCTTGCAATGGATTTATAAAATCCAAGAATTCAGTTCGTGCGCTGGTGATGCTGTCAAAGAAAAACACTGAATTCAACAGTCTAATGTCCACTGTGGGTTGTTGAATCTCTATCACACTCCAAGCCGGTGATTGAGTTGGGTTTTCAAACACAAACACAGCTCCAAAGTTTGCATCGCTGTCACCGGCATCATTTTTTGGTGCGCCGGCCATTAACACGCCCGAAGTATAGTCAACCGCAGCACCAAACATATCATACTGCCCAACAAGATTGTTGTTGATTTGTTGGCCAAACACAAACTTACCAGGGTTGGTCACAGTCAGCGAGCTGCTGGGCAAATAATCAAATGTGTAAATTGCACCGCTCTGCACAATTACCGAGAAAAATATTGTGCTGCCAGCGTCAAACACTGTGGTACCATCATCAAACACCGTTTCAAGATAGATTGTGCCTTGAGGTGCGCCTACCACCAAGTTTTCAGCTGAATCATTTATGCTGATTGCGCCGCCAAATCCTGCGTATTGTACAGGGTATGGGCTGGTAATGTTCTGTGTCCATACAAACGTTTCGAACCCAAAATCAGCAAATGTTGATCCTACTGAACCGGGTGCCACTTGTACCTTGTTGAAAGGAGCGGCTGCTGCTGAATTCTTGACGCTGATTGTGAGATAACCAGTGCTGCTGACTGTGGCTAGAACATTTGGAACTGCGGCATTGATCGCTGTGGCCAGGCTGGCTACAGTTTGCGCCACAGGAACCTCAACATCTATGTTGTCAATTCTAATAGTGTCCCCGGCAGTCAAAGCTGGATTGGCCACGGTGGCTGTGATAGTGCCATATACTCTGCTTTGATTTACAAAACGTTCAACAACACCACCTTTGAATATTTGTTGACTGCTCTGCGGTTCGCCAACATACAAACTGCAATTGTTACTGCAAATTTGTACAGCTTGGCCAAAGTTACTGAAGTCAGCTGTCACATGTTGGTCAACTTGTTGCACCTGCTGAAATTGATTGGTTTCAATTTCAATTATGTCACCAATTTGCAGATCGCCCAATATGGTCACAGTGTCACCAGACACAGTAAACGAGTTGGGAGCATTGATCACGCTGTTGTCTTGGTTGATAAAGAATTCATTGTTGACCAATACACTGACTGGTGCAGTAGGCGTTCCGCCCAGCACTGTGAAGCTCACACTGGAGGGATCCGAGCCGTATATGAACTTTTGTACATTGCGATCAAATACATAAACTGTACCTGCCTGGACTTCACCATCAATGGTACGTTCTGGGGTTCCAATCATGACTTGGCGGCCGTCTGTGGTGCATGACACTGAATGACCAAATCTGTCACCAGCAGTTAGACCGCCAGTGACCATGCTAGAGTCAATTGTATCTACATATTCAAAGTATCCTTTGGCGCTGACCACAATAATGTCGGTTAGGCTGTAGGATCCAGTAAAGGTCACTGTGGTTCCAGAGAATGTGTAATCGATGTTGGGACGCAACAGCGACTCGTTAACTTTGATGCTGAAAGAGTAAATGTTTGTAGCGGTGAATAATCCAACTCTACGACCATCAGCATCAATGTCATCATCAAGATCATATGTTGATGCAGTATAAGGAATTTGAAAACTGTTGTATCTTGCAAATTCAATCAAGGTTGATGCAAGTGCAGTGCCAGTACCAGATCCTGAGCCAGTGGCAATGAACTCAACTCCCACAGTGTTTGAACTTGCACCAATTGCAACAAAGTCAGTAGTGCCCACACTTAAAATAGTATATGTTTGTCCAGAAATAAAACTACCAGCAGTGGTCACGCCAGGATTGTTTACAAAGGTAACAATGTTGAAATTGTTGTCAATAGTGTAGTCTACGTCAACCGTTTGCACCTGTCCATTGAGGGTTACTTTGAGTTGGTACTTGTTGTTGATTTGTATATTGTCAGCGATGGCATATAATAAAGTGGTACCATCAGCCAAGGTTCTGATTAACTGATCTTGCCAGTCGACATAACCATAAGCATGCACCTGATTCAACCCCGGGGCACCAATATACATCCAACGTTCGTCCAAGCTCATGGCCACGCTGTAACCAAATTCACCTGCACCAGTCAATAGTGTTCCGTAGCCTGCAGGTTGAGTTAACAATTGCGATTGCCCATAAGGAATAGATCCAGGAACACCCAACACTGGATCACGATAAATCACAACTGCATAGCCGTTGTCGGCTTGCCCTGCCGAACCCAGGCTGGCGCTGGCACCGGCCACGGCATAAGTTTGATTGCCAAAGTCTATGGCATTGCCGTATCCGCGAAGACCTGTGGTATCCAGGGTGAGTATGGCATCACCAGTGCCCAACGGACTTACTGGAGTGTATTGATCGCTGAAACTCTTGACATAAACGTAGATGGCTCCCCGGGCGGTGCCACTAGCAAAACCATAGCGTGGACTACCCACCAAGGCAGCCACTTTGTTTCTGGCCTGTGCTACGCTGGCTCCGTATTGTTCGCTGGCATCAAGCAACTCTGGGTTCAACGTAACAATGCTTGAAAATACATTGTTCTTCTGAAGCACTTCCCATAGACCCGAGCCGTTGTCGTCTACCCAAACTTTGGCGCCGGGCAAAATATTCAATGCATATGACAGGTCGCCCACATCGCTGGCCTGAGCTACCCGCATGGTTTGCAAGGTAAATCCTAGACCTGTGCCATTGGCCACTGCACGATTGCTTGTGAAAGTAAATGCAATGTTCACTGTGTCAAGTGATGGAACGTTGAGTACTTGATACACGCCGTTGATCTCACTGTCAAAGAACTTGATGATCAGTTTGTCACCAGCTTTTAACCCGTGCTGACTGTTGAAAATTACTCGGCTGGTTCCGTTTAAATTGTCACAAACATGCTGTATTTGACCAGGCACTGCTTGGGCACGATAAATGTTCCAGTCGTAATCGTTGATCTTGGCCACCCAGATGCTGGTTCCCACTTCAATTTGATCAATGTTGGCCGCAAGACTGTCTGTGTTGTTGATGTCAAATACTGTGATATCAACATCGTCCAAACTCACATATCCAGCTGTTGGCAATCCTATGTCAGTGGGCAGTTCGGTAGTGGTAGGCAAAATATTGGTACTGGTGAGATTGTAGCTGGAGCGCCACACATCAGACAACAATACTGTTTGATCAGCTTGGCTTGATTGCTGAGGCACAACTACTTCTACCAAGCTGGGATTGCTGCTCAACAATGCACGATTTAATCTCAATTCAAAGAAACTACGGTTAGCATTGGCACCGTAAACTGCTCGTTGAACTCCCCAATTTTCATAGATTGTGTAATCAGCTGCCTCTTTGCCAAGGTTGGCCGATTTGAATAATTCTGCTGCCAGTATAGTACCCTTGGTGCCCAAGAACTGACGATACACATTGACCTGACTGACATCATCGAGATTTAGTGCGGCTAGATACTGCCGTGGCTTGAAACCAATTAGCCCATAACTCAATAAATCGTTGTCACTTTCGATATTGGCATCGTTGATATTGTAGCTGTTGGCCAATTGATCGGCTTTGTTGGCAAGGTTAGGCAACAACCCCAATTCAATTTGAGTGTAATCACTCTGGGCCCAGTCATTGAAATTGAACTTTGCGCTAGGTTGCACAATTTTAAGTGCTGACCAATAAACATTCTTGTATTTGACAATCTCTCCCTTGGGGTACGTCTTAAGTCCGGTCCACTCTTGAACGTTGTCCTGATTCAAAATAAATCCAGGCGTGTCTACGCTGCCATTCCAGTCACTGGTGGTTACAGCCACCAGTGTCAGTCTGCTTTGTCTTGCACCAGTGATTGGATCATATATGAGGTCGCCAAACACACTTTGGTTGTCCAACACCATCATGTGTTCAAAATTGGTAAATCTCAAATTGATATAGCTGATGCTTTGTGTGGACAACGGTTGTATAGTAAAAGTGTTGCCCAGACGAACCACATTCAAAGAGCGTGTGGGGATTTCGTTTGAGTTTTGATCCAACAGTAGATTTTCAGTGGTTTCGGTCACAATGCCATCCACCACTGCACCGGGACGGGTCACAGTCAACCCTTCGGCCAAGGGATTCAAATTGATAATGGCATTTGTACTCCAGCCCTGTTGGCTCCAGTACAAAAATTCATTTACCATTCTTGGCCAGCTGAGCTCATAACCATTGACCATGTTGTCAAACGTTAATCCTTGTTTTTCCAACAACTTTCCGTAACTCAACAAAAAGTCACTCACAGCAGTTTCGTTGACAAACACATATCCGTAAGGAACTTGCACCACAGCATCAGTGTAGAAAGTTGGTACACGAACAGTGATGCCGCCTGAGCTGTATTCTTGCAATCGACCAACTGCTTGACTTTGTAGTATTTCAAAATAAGGCTGCGATGTACCATATCCAAACACAGCAAATCCGCCGCCGTCGACCTTTTGCACCGCTACACTGCTGTACTTGATTTGATCAAACGGTTGATTTTTATACAACAAAATGTTGTAGCTTTCATCAGGAATGGTCAGTGTTGTATTGGTACTGTTGGGGCTGGACTTTTCAGTAATCAACTTGATGTACTGTTTGTCTGAGTAGCTGGCCATACGATAGCACAATCTCACATCCAGGGCCTTGAGATCTGCAGTCAACAGATCGGTTGAGTCAATTCCAGTTTGTCTGTTGTAATCCACAATCCAGTTGATGTAACTGGCTTTGCTGACGCCATTGCCATATACTTCAACACCGTTGGCATCTAATCTATAGCGACCATTGTAGAGATATTGATTGTAGTCAGTGTCAAACTTGTACAAATCTCTGTCAGCAAACAGTGCAAAGAATTTTGCCGGACGAGTAACTGCCAACACATGCATTACCGAGAATGGATATGAACTTGAATTCCACCACGATGCTTCAACTGGGCCGCCATCGCCGATTGCCCAGCTCTTCTGGTATTTAGATGTGACATTTTGATTGAATGGCACCACGCCCACAACTGAGTTGAGGGGGCTCAATAATTCACCTTCCGGACCAGTGGGAATCACCGATGTAAGACCAGGACGAGCATATTCTGGACGAATGTAAGGTGCAACGGGATCAGCAACCAAGCCTGCTTCTAGGTCATCCCACAACACCAAGTTATCCCCAGTATATGGCGCAGGTCCATAACGATCTTGCCACCAGTCGGGTTCAATTGTGAAACCCAGCATCTCCCAAGGAGTATAGCTTGGCTGCTGTGTGTCGTAGAAATAACGATAAATTCCGCGCCAAGCGCCCAACAAGTTTTCGTTGTTGAGTCGGTTGGTGGTATTGCTGTAGTTCCATGTAAACTCGTTGGTCGCACTGAACGTCTGAGTTTTGAAATCCAATTTGTTCCAACCACAGAAACTCAACAGATCAGAACCAAAAATTGAGTTAACTTCTTCAAAGCTGTAACCGGTATCACGAAACTGACCCGGCAATACATCTTCCACTGTGAGAGGAACAGGATTGCCATCTTGCTTAATGTTGCTGTAAATTCTAGTTTCAAATTCCAGCAGCACTTGATCGCGAATGTCACCAAACACTGGAGTTGAGCTTCCATCATGCCCAATTATGAATTCACCTGTGCCATTGCTGGTCACAAGCGTGGTAATCTCTGGCTCCCAGGCTGGGTACAAACCCATTTTGCTAGGAGTGTTGGGCACAAAGCTTCCGTAAGTGGCGCCGTACTCGTTGATGGTAACTGTGTCGCCGGTGACAAGAGTTGTGGTGATTGTGATTCTAGGACCGTTTGTGGCCACCACATAATCTTTGTCACGAGTTAGAATTTGATCGTTTAGATACACACACAATCCTAAATAGTTGGAAGATGTGTAATTGTAAACTTGTACTGTGTCAAAAACATAGTTGATGACTAGACCAATATTGTAGGTATTGCTGTAAGAAGTTACCCCTTGAGGAATCATGTCGCTCCAGTAGAAGGGCTGAGTGTTTAACTTGCCTAGGGTAATATCTTGTATGGCTTCGTCTAGAATACTGGCTGTGGTTCTAAATGCAATGTTGTTTTGATTCAGCACCGCATCCAACATCTGCGCTTTGAATTTGGTGTACTCACGACTGCTGTACTGCAATGACGCAAAAATATTGTAAGCAGAACTGCGCATAAAGTAGCCGGCCAAAGTCAGCGGACTACTTTGTTGAAGTATTACCAAACCGTATGGTACAATGTTTCCAAGATCACGACTGTTGTTAGATCCGTTGATAGGCCCAGTCAACGCCAATAAGTTTTCGCAAATGCTCTCGTAGTGAGTACGGATTGTGCCCAAGGTAAACGATGAGCTGTTGGCATTGAGAGGATTATTTTCTAAATTGTTTGGTACTTGGTAAAACCCCACCTTGCTGGTCTGATCACTTAGTGCCAAAATTTCAATTACATCTGTAGGCAGATATGTGTTGCTCAAGGTAATGGTTGTGCTGGCGTCGCCAACGGTATAGGTATATTGGCTTGGATCAATAAATTGTCCGCCAATATAGGCCTTGATTACTGGCATTGCAATAGATGATTGCGGGGTTACTGCAATATCAAGTTGAAGTCGACTGCCAGTGTAGTTGAACTGAAATTGTTGATAAATTTGTTGTTCAACCACTGCGGTTTGCCAACCAATTAACTTGGCGTATGCAGTTCGTGTTGCGTATTCTCTGGCCGCACCTGAACTGATTGGAGTAACTGTACTGACATTGTCTATAGTGTAAGTGAAACTGTCAACATACAAATTGTTGTCAAAAACAATGTCTCCCACGTTGTTGATGTTCAAATATTGCAAGGGAAATTGCAGCACTGGGTCAAGAATGGTGGTGTCACCCACTGCATAACTAAACAGCTTTGATCCCACAAAGTTGCTGGATTGATATTTGACTCTGTCACCAAAACTTACACCGTCCACATCATAGATGTTGAACAAAGGTGCTTGTTGAACCTTGGTTTTCTGCTGAGCCTCAATCCAGTCAGCGCCATCATACCAAAATGTTTTGCCAGCAATAGTGTTGCCATTTAAACACACAGTTGATTCATCTAATTCAACTGCGCCATCAGCGGCTTCGGTCAACACAATCACTGGTTGAGCAATCAAAGGAGGAATCGTGTCTGGAACAGCAAAGGTCACCACATATATCTTGTTGCGCACAGACAAATCTTCATCAGCAGCAAATATAACTCTTGATCCTTCAACCAAGGAGTAGCCATTGGTTGTGTAACCAGTAGATCCTTCCACATTTGAAAATGCATCAGTTTCTGTGAAATCAATGATGTCTACAGGTGCTTTGCCTTGAGTTCCCATGTTCCACAAACGTACTCCAGGACGGAACTGAATAATTGGACGCTTGGCACGAAGATTATTGTCAAGGTTGGCAGCAGTGTTGTTATATTCTGCCGTGGCATTTAACACGCTGACGTGGAACCAACGATTGCTTCTAGTCCATGCATTTAAATCTCGGCTGGCGCGGCTGATTGTTAGATAATCAGGATCAGCGGGCTCTACTGCAATGGTACTATCATTGTAGTCTTCAACATAGGTTTCGGGCACAACAAAGTCTGTCACTGGCAACAACTCAATTGCAATTCCAACACCACTCACGTAGTATTCGTGATTGCTGATGCCAATTGCGTTCATGGCACCTGTGCCGTTTTGCAAGGTCACTGCGGGGCCGCCCGGAACTGCACTGACTGTGAATTTGATCCCGCTGGCTGCAATTGATCTTACATAATATGTTGTGCCAGCGTCAAGTCCCCCAAGTGTGGGGGTCAAAAACACCACTTGTTGGCCTACATATAAACTGCCAGCATCATAATATGTGATGTAGTTTGTGTTGGCTTCAGTGGCAGTGCACTCAAAACTTGAGGTGCCTGACTTGTAACTGATGGGTACTACATCTCCAGTGAATCTTACCTTGAGTCCGTTGGTAAATGCCACACCGTTGGGGCTGGTATAAGTTTTTCTACCAATTATGGTGTCAACGTCTAGTACGCTGCTGGCGCCAGGTTCGATCAGTGTGATGCGGCCAAAAATTTCTGAGTTTGTGCCAGACTGGTAATACAGTGTATCTTGAATGGCGCTCAACAGCGGAATACTACGAATAACTCCAGCCTCATCTTTGTACCATTGGGTACTGCTGTAAACTGCTCCGTAACTGGTGGTCCACTTTTCTAAATTATTGATATTGGCCAGCAATGAAACTTGCAAATAAATTACGTCACCAACAGTGTTGTAGGTGATTTGATATTTTTGTGTGTAAGCAGGGTTGTTGAGAAAAACCAGTGTGCGATTATCTAAGTTGGTTGTGCCATCAATGCCGCCGTTGGCAAGAATAAAATCAACCAAAGGTTGCCCGTTGATATCATCAAAACCCAATTCAGTCACTAGGTCAATTGTACCAATGCTGTCAAGAGAGGTGTAGTAAAAACTCTGCGCATTTTTCTGGGGCACATTGAATACCACAGTGCCAGAATCTTCTCCATTGTTGGCTACTCCATAAACATCTCGACTGCTGATATTTGGGGTGGCCGGAATCGTGCCTGCAATGCCGGGCGCACTCTGAATCCAAAATTGATCAGTTACTTGAAATGTGTAACTGCCGCCACGTACCAGTTCGATTACTGGGCTGTTGCCGTTGACGCCTGAAAAATTGTACACATTGTTGGTGCTGGTTACTACAAAATTATCAGTGGTTGGAATCTCAGTAGCACTTACATCCACTACATCGGGGCCATTTGGAACCCAATAGTATTGACTGAAGTTTATGAAAGTATCAAAATCAATAAACGGATCCCAGGTATAGTATTCGCTGGAATACAGTCTGTCAGGTCGACTACCGTTGCCGTCTTGGAAAGTCACAGCATCATTGAGTCCAGGATAGGTAATGGCGTTGTTGATTGTGTCGGTGTCTGGCACGAGACTGACCACCCCAGGTTCAAGTTGGTAGTTACTTCTTGTGACCGTGGGTTCTACCACGTATTTGTCGTTGGGATTGACGCCGGGGCCTACACGACGACCAATAAAGCCTTGTGTTTTTCTAAATTTGGGCTCTTGTATCAGTTGATCAAGTGTTGCTGCCAAAAATTGTTTGTTGGCATCAGTCTGAAAAATCTCAGGAAGAAAATCTACGCTGCGGACTGTTGCCATTAAATTACTCCACTACCGGGTGCAGTACGCAAGTTGGTACTGGTCAATGCTTCAATCACTTCAATGTTGTTTATGGTAGCACCGTTGACAAAGATTTCATTGGGGGCTGAACGTATTTCGTATAAGTCACCAAAGTATTTTTGACTGTTGAGTGGTACCAGCACTACTGAACTGATAATGGTTCCAAGTTCTCTATGCAAATATGCAGCAAGTTCTGAAAAATAGAATGTGTCTCCAAAATTCCATTTGTCAATGCTGAAATAAGTGTTCATTGCAGCCACCACACTGCTCTTGATTTCGCTGGTGCTGGCTGTAGAACCTTGTGCACGGATTACCTTGATTGTGGCACGCAATTCTTGTGCGGCTTTTTCACCAAACAGTGGTTTGAATACAACTGAATTCAAAATGATGTTATCGCTGACCATTTTGTAATTTTGTAAGCCTTGATATTCAGTTGACAATTCGTCAATGGTAGGCACTGCTGGCTCAGGAACTGTGCCAGTGGTGTCTCGTATCCAATTTTGATAGGCTGTGTAATAGCTCAAAGTTACCACATACAAGTCAATGATGTTTGTGGTTCCTGGATCAATACGTGTTGTCAGTGGTGCATTGTGACGATATTGATAATATAGAGATTGACGACCAGTGCGGGCAATCCACTCGTCTGTGACATCAATCAATGTTCGTGTTCCGGTCACAGTCACCGACAACTCATAGAACGCAAGATCAGTGTAAGCATAGAAAATTTGCCCAGGAGTCCAAGCACTTTTCTGTAATTCAATTTCAGTCAACGTACCATAGTCGCTGACCACACGACCTGGTTCAACCAAAAGATAGCGTTGTAGATTGTCAAAGTCCACGGTCTTTTGTAAGTAAACATACTTTTGCGTGGGGTTAGTGTTGGGAGCAACAATTTCGTCAAAGAAGTCTGGATTGTCTGGCACACCATCGTTGTCGTTGTCGCGGTAGCCCACCAACACCTGGAAGTCATCAACATAACCATCGCTTTCTACCGGTTGCCCAATAATGGTCATAACAATGTCTCCTGGCAAATGATCAGTGCTGTCTGGCTGGGTGTTTACAGCCAAAACATTGATAAAATCTTTGATCACTGTACCTGTGCGGCTGTCGTAAATCTGACCGCCGTCATAGTAGAAGAAACGTGTCTGCAACACGGACCCAAAGTAGTAGGCCAAGCCACGGAAGGTGGCTGTGTAGTTTTGATTTTGTACCACAAACTGAATCAACCACGATGCATCCAAATTGGTACCCGATGTGTTGCCAGCGTATTGTTGACTCCAGGTGGCGTCTTGCGCAAGATTGGTACTGGTGATCAGATACCACGAATAAGGTGTACCAGTGATGTCTCCGTTGCTGTCATATCCAAGACCAAAATTGCGATTTAACAAAATTTGTTCAGCAATGGCCTGCTCTACTGATACCGGAAGGTCAGTAATAAACAAAGGAATAATTGTGTCAACCAGGGCACCTGTGGGCACAAAGTTATTGAGTGCAACGGGACCGGCACCAGATGGAAGATTACCAAGACCATTGTTGTAGCCTGAACCTTCAATGCTGATGGGGCTGGCCCAGATTTCTAGCTTTTGATCTGCGGCTGTGGGAGTTCCTGGCTGCAACTTGTTGTTGCGATCAAAGTAGTATCCAGCAGGCGCTGCAAATTTGATCAAACTACCCACAGCAACGTATTTGAATGCTGTGGTTGTGGTGGGACCTACTGGTATGGGAGAGCCAGTGGGCCATTGAATTGAGTACACATCGTTCTTGAAGTATCCAGTAGTTTCGTTGGCCAATGTGGTACTTTGAGTCCATGAAGCACCGGTGACCCAGGTGGTACCACCATATGTGGGCAAGCTGTTTTCAGTCACTCTAGGAAAGTTAGAATAGTAAAACTGTCTTTCTGTGGCTGCGGCAATGGCCGGTTGAACTTGGTTGCCGACAAAATCAGCAATTTCATTGCGATTGGTCCATGAGAACAAAATTGTAGGAAGAATATTTTGTTCCCAAAGGCCGCCATCAGTACCAAAACTGTTTGTGCTAGAATACTTGCCAGTGTTGTCTACCAAGTCAAGATAACGACTGGTGCCGATACTGGCACGGTTAAGTGCCTTGCTTTTCACAATTGAGTTGTATTGTGTGTAAGGAAAAAGATTATAGTCTTCACCGTTGACCATGCGGTCCTGTGTGTAGTATCTAGCAGGAGCACGTTGTTTGATTGCATCAATGGGCTCACGTGCCTGGCTGTTGCTCACAGGTTGTGTAATACCACAGGTGAATGTGAGTGTTTCAAGATTGCCAGCGCGACTGATATAGCTAATGGGTATTGTGACCGCTTGCATTTCTTCAGGGTTGATGATGTATTGCAATCCGTTTGAGGCACGCACATAGGCACGGAAAGTGCCCACTGGAATTTCAGAGAACACGCCGTCACCAAACACCATGGTGATCTGATCATTGGTTCTAGAAGTCACCGAATAGATAGGACGCAAGGTTGTGCCTATTTGTTCTGCACCAGCAGAGTAAATGTTTTCTGTGTAAGCCCATTCGCGACTGACATTACCAACATTGTCTAATTGAAACAACCAGCGATCTTCGTTGTTGACCCCTTCAATATTGATGTTCACTGTGCGGTTGCTGACTTTTTCTGCTAGGTTGAAGTCTTGGTTTTGCAATACGCCCTGTTTGAACATAAAGAAATAACCAGTATTGGCACTTTGAAATCCCAGGCTATCGTTGCGGAACAAGATGTTGAATGGTACATTGGCCTGCGGCGCAGGCTCATACACAAAATCTTGGCCCACAGATGTCGAAGACATGGCCTCAAACGGCATGCTTACTCCATCTACAGTGGCAGTGTAAGGCACCACTGGCAGATAACCAGGAACCAAATTTATTCCATATTCGTCAGTTCTCACACCCAGTATGGTTTGACGATTGCCAGGGCGGCCAACTTTTTGTGTGTCTACCAAGCTGGCATTGATGATGGCTGTAAACTGTTCTTGCCAGTCTGGGTTTGTTGGGTCAGCCCAGTTCACTGTAACATTGCTGAGATTTATGCCTTGATAGTCCACAACGTTTTCTGTGGTCTGCACAGAAAATACTTTTAATAGTCCCTGGGCTGCAATATTGCGTTTGGCAGTATAGCTCACTAGATTGGCCAAGCGAACCACTGAATCACGACGCTCGGCCGTGTCTATGTAGTTTTCACGTGTGTTTAAATCTGTGCGGAAGGCCAGTGCTTGACCCATGAATGCAATAAGATCCAGGAGTGCAATGTATTCTGATGATTCAATGTAGTCGTTGAATGTTTCAGGATAATACAAACGCAGATAATCAACAAAACTTTTGCGTAGAGTTTCAAAGTCATAACTTTGAAAATCGGCTTCGCGATAGGTTTGATAGATTTGTTTCCAATCTTCTACGCCAAATATCGCTGTTTGTCTAGTTGTTTTTGCCATTGTACTGAGCCTCTATTTTTATTTATGGAATTCTAAAACGGCTTAGTTTATATGTAAGACGCACTGCGCTGTTGTAAGTCAAAGAAGATGCTTAGTCGTTCAGCATTGTCACTGGGTATTACCTGTAGTTCAATCTCAAGCAGTATGCCGTTCTCTTGTGGGAACACCTGTGTGTCACTGATATAGATTCTTGGGTCGCCGCCGGCCACTCGTTGCACCTCGGTCACTATACTATTTTGTAATTCTTCCAATTGATTTTCAAACAAAAAATCCCAAAGCACTGTGCCATAGGCCGGTCGGCCTGGCAGCTGACCTTGACGGATGTTGAATGCGTTCAACAGGTCACGTTTGATCAGTTCAAAGTCTGTAAGAGTGAACTTTTTAAATTGCCCCTGTGTGTTGAATCCAATGAATGTTTGTGCCATGCTGTATTTATTGAAGGTTATTCACCCTCTCCGCGCCCTTCAATTTTTTGGCTCAGCACATACAATCTTTCTTTTTGTAGGTTTGAATATATTATTGCAGCCTGTACTGTCTTGGCAATCTCGCCGATGTTGAGTCCCAGGGCTCTGACCGCGGCCTTGTCAAGTTCAGGTAAAGAATCAAAAAGTTGAGCCAATTCTAGTCCTTTGGGAATGCCGTTGACGCTGTAATCGTTGCGAATTGCATCGCGTTCAGCACCGAGAGCATTGTACTGAGCTTGAGTAATGGTTTGTTGATTTTGCAAGGCAGCAAACTTTGAGTCCAAAGCCTGTAATTTTGCACCAAAGGGCAAAACATGTTGATTGATAAATGCTTTGGCTTTGTCCACGTAAAAAGTGTAGTCAACTGTATTGGCAGGCGTGGTATAACTGGGCACCGGTACTTTTTCATCTCCAACAACACGAGTGCTGGCAGCATCGACAGTGGCTCGATTAACTGTGTCTACCTGGGGTACCGGAATGTCTTGCTGTTTAAAAGCTGTGGGTATTTTGGTATTAACCAAATTCACAGCAAAGGCACCATCGCGCACAGCACTCGAAAATGCTGCTTGAACTTGCCCTGTGGCATCGCCGGGAATGGGCAATCCTTTGGCAAATGCTTCAGCACTGGGCAAATCTTTGGCTGCATTCAAGGCCATGCCTGCAATACCTTGACTTGATAGATTTTGCACAGGCACGCCCACTGCGGCCAGGTCGGCAACACCCTTGGTCATAAGATCTTGCTGTATGAGACTTTGTTTGCTAGGGTTGCTCAAGAGGTCTGTTGCGCTTTTTATGCCATCCTTGCCAGTCCAGGCTGCAGGACTTTTGATCACTGTGGAGAACAAGCTGGCACCTTTTTCTGCCAACGCTCTAGTACCTGGCTTGACATAGCCAGCCGCTTCTAGTTGTGCAAGGTCAAGTCCAAATGTGCCAAGGCCTTTGTCGTTGCTGATGGCAGCTGCATCCTGTGCCACTAAATTTTTGGCCTGTGCTAGTACCCCGTTGACTTCAGCAACTCCCATGGGTCCGATTCCGCTGACTGCACCAGTGCCAATGACACCGCTGGCAAATTTTGTAAAATCAGCAGTGTTGATTGGGTTGGTTACAGGTATCTCTGTGATGGTCTTGTTGATGGTTTGTATGGCTGCAATGGCTGTGGAACTCTGCGTGACCACAGCATTGACCAAGGGTTTACCTGCATCTGCAGCACCCGGAATCAATGACACCGCGCCAGACACGGCCGACACAGCTGGTCCCACTGCCGCAGTCAAGCCTGCTGCGGTTTGAGTAAGGGATCCCCGATCTGCGCCGCCAGCAGCGCCTAGACCGGGCTGCAAGCTGCCAATTACATTAACGAATGATCCAGCAGCGCCATTGATGCCACCCCTGGCAAATGCTGCGTCAACTGATGCAATTCTTCCAGTTGCGAGATCAACTCCTGATGCTGACAAACTTGTTGTAAATGCACCTATACTACCTGTCAACCCCGACTGTGCCTGCAGCAGGGCACTCTGTGCTGAAGCAAGACCATCAGCTGCCTGTGTAGCAGCTGATAAACTGTCGCCAGATTTAAAACCCACCAAGGCACCAGTGTTGACTTGCTTCTTGAAAATTTCAAATGCTTGTTCTCTTGTGAGTCCAGGTGGCCCTTTGACTGCAAACACTGTGGCTTGCTCGGTGGAGGGAGTTGATGTTGTTCCTGTGGCGGGCAAGGCCTGTGTGCCTGATGTATCTTCAGGCGGTCTAGGTAGTCCAATTGCGGCCAGACCCGGCAAGCCGCGACGCAGACGTTCTTGGTTGGTTCTGTCCCATACTATGTAATCATCGCCGTTGTAGATTAACTCTGAGTCAGGTGTTTTGGCAAAGATAGCAGTGTTGATCCTGCTGCCAGTGGCTGCGGCAGAAGTTGCAAGTTGGCTGAGGTTAAATGTAAATTCTGCCATGTTATCTAGCCTGTATCTCTATGCCAGCTGGCACGGGTTCTGCACCTGGTGGTGGGCTGGGTTTGCCTTCTTCAAAGGCAATTTCAACATCCACACCCTTGTTGTGATAAGGATAGGGCTCGTGTGTGGGTGCACGGCTCACCACGCTAGACAGTCCTTCGGGTTTTACCATCCATCCCTTGCTGGTATCCCACTCAGTGTCATCCAACAGTGTTGTGGTCAAGGGTTGTGGATTGGTCACTGTGCCTGCTGCGGGACCGTTGAGATCGATGCCGCCAGCTTGCAGGGCCAGGCTGGATCCAGCACCCCAAGAACCTGATGCGCTGTTCAAAGTCAGTGTGCCGTCAGCTTTGACGCCAATTGTGCTCTTGCTGTACAATGTGATATCTTCTTGTGCTTGCATGGCCAAGAATGTGTCGCTTTCAATCTGCATGTCTTCTTTGCTTTTCATTTTCAAATAACGTCCAGCAAACATGTTGATATCACGGTCTGCATGCAAGTTGATATCACCTTTGGTGCGCACGTTGACAGAGTTTGTGGCATATACATCTACTGTGCCTTCAACGCCAAATTCAATCCAGGTTTGTCCGTTGGCATGTATGATGTAGAAAAAATTACCACTGTCGTTCATGGTGATCTGGTGGCCCTTGCTGGTGCGCAGTCGCAACAAAGAATTGTTGCCTTCAAGATCGCCATCATCCATCACAAGGCTGTGGCCGCCGACCCGCCCAATTACTTTGGCGTCGCCAGACTTGAGTTCGCCAGAATTCAGTTTGGTTCTAATGTCATTGGGTTTCATGCCGCCCTGATAGATCGGAATACCCGGAGTACTGATGCCAAACACTGCACTGGGGCTTTCACGTTGACTGCTGGAATTTATGGTGCCGCGTTCAGTGTCGTTGATTAGGCCTTGTTGTAACAACGCCTGAGCCACCACGCTTTGTACTGGTTTTACACCGTCAAAAAATCTAGGATTGTTGAAAAGATCAGTGTTGTTGGTGTTGATTTCTGTGACAGGCAAACGCGGAGCGTTGATGAAATATGTTTCTTGATTTTGATTTTGTACTTCTGCTTGCAGTACTGGAACCGAAGCCATGGCCGGCACCATGCGGCCTAGACCTTGATCAGGCACAACACCAATATAGTAGCCCTGGCTGCGGTCGCCGTTGACAAAGATGCATATAACAGTGACTCCCACGTCAGGCGGAGTGAACCACATGCCGTAGCTGTTTTGATTGCCAGGATAAGAACCGTTGTCGCCGGTATTGGCTGTGCCCGGCAACGGAGTTGAGCCGTAAAATGGTGGCATGTACCTCACTGTGGTCCATGCACTTTCGTCGTTCATGTTGGCTTCGGTGCCAGCAGCAAAGGCATCAATATACACACGCAATCTTCCGGCACGTGTGGGATCAACTGTGCTCATTACTACGCCAGTAAACGGTCCAAATTCTGTGGGTACGCCGCCTCGATCTAATTTGTAATTACTGGGCCGGCCTCGGCTGCGTTCTACACTTTCTGCCATGTTTTATCCTCCGTCGGTGGCAATTTTTTGCACAGCTGGATTAGTTACAGGACTGTACTTGGGTGCTGTACCAGCAGCTCTTGCTCTTAAATCTGCTATTCGTTGGGCATTCAAGGCAGCAGCAACTTGTCCTGGTGTTGCTCCAGATTCTGGCAACTTTGGCGGTCCAGTTGTGGACACTGGAGGTGACACTGTTCCGCCGGTTCCATCTGTGGCTGGCGCTGGGGGACCTGCTGGTCTTATGTTCACACCCGATTCGGTGTTTAGACTGTCTGCACTGAGTCCTGCGTTGCTTAACGGGTTACGGAACACTGGTTTGGTGCTGGATGCCTGTTGTGCTCCAAGTATTGCAGCAGTACCGCCATCGGCACTCAACGACGATCTTGGATCTGTGAACTGATCATTTTGTATGCGAGTTTGAAGGTCTGTGCCCAGTCGCGACGCAGTGGCTGGGCTTTGATTTGCTGCATTGTTCCCAGTACCAGCACCAGCACCAGTACCAGCACCAGCGCCAGTGGTTGCTGGTCGTTGGTTGTCCAAGGCATCGCTAGTGGCAGGACTGCTTGATGCTTGCACAGTATTTTTCTTGCTGGGCAGAGGAAATTGATACAGTGTGCCTTCAAGGGTCTGGTAAAATGCGCCTTGTCTGAATTCACTGATGACTTTGACTGCCTGATAAACCCTGCTTTGAATGGGTTCTCTTGGTTTATTGGCGCGACCACTGTAGCCTCCGCTGTAGGGATCCGCTACTCCAGTTGAGAGATCGTAGTCTTCGGGACGTTGCCACACTATTTCAAACAGCACATCTCCTGTTTCAAAACTGATACTACCGTCTTCTTCAAACCCAGTGACATCTGCCACTTGACGTTCGCCTGGTTTAATTTCTTTGAACAAGCTACCTTGTTGTATCCAATCAGGATCGCCAAGAATTTTTATCTTGGCATTGGCCAAGTCACCTGGGCTGAATAGATAGTCTGCTGCATTGGCCGCAGCTTCGTTGAGTCTGGTATCTGACGATCCTTGTGTGCTTTGTCCGCTGGTGACAGCATAATTGTATTTGGCAATGTCTCGTAGACTTGAAGTGGCAGCTTCACGTATTTTTGCTGCCGCACTGTTTTTGGGATCGCTACCACTCACGGTGATATTGTACAGTGCATTCATGGTTTCTTGATATTCAACCACGGCAGTATTTTGACCAGTGAACCAGTAGGGATAACTTTTGTGTACTCCGGCAAATCTACTGGCCGGAAAATATTTGCTGTTGAAATTCTGCAACCTATAGGGTTTCACTGTGTAAATGATATCAAATGCATGGTCGTTGCGTCTGGGATCAATGCCACCGGGGCGTGGAACAGCATTCATTATGATGTTGAACCATGACATGGGCGAATTTTTTTTGTCAGGATTTGGCACTTGAAACCCGTCGCTGTCTTGTCGGGTCAGAGCTTGACCTAAGATATAACTGCTGTTGCGAATGGCAAGATCAATGGCCTGAGTGATCATTTGTCCAGCAGTGATACTAAAACTGCGGGTCACGTTGTCTCGTGATTGTTTGAGTGGATCAAGATCTTTTGTGTTATTGTTTTTGCCCGAGGCTGCTAGACCGTTGTCAATTTTGGTGTTGGGCAAGGTGATAGTGGCATTCTCAATCGATGATGCAGGGATTACTTTGCCATCATAGCCCATACCGTCAACAAATCTAATAAAGTATCTGTCGGCTATATTGAATATTGGTTCAGCTTGGCCTTTTTGTGATTTAGTTAGTTCTTCTTGGAATTCTGTGAGAGCGCCCATCAACCCCTGCGTAACAGTTTTTCTAGAAGTGGGTGCGGCAATGGCCTTGGGGGGTGTTGGGGGATTGCCTGCTTGTCTATTCAGCCTTGCAGTTTCTGCATCACTTTGATCTGGTGACAAAGTTTGTGCAGTGGTAGTTTGGCCCGGGTTCGCACTGCTTGTGTCATTGCCAGTGTAAATTATGTCGCTGCCTAATAATTTTCCCACCGTGGTGCTAGTAAGTTGCATGTCGTGTGGGATTGCACCACGAGCTGTGTAGCCTGCAATCAAGTGCCCTTGTGGCACACAGTCCCACTCATAGGTGACCATTTTACTGCCAATGCTCCAGTTGATGGCTGCCAGTTTAAAAGGGATAAACTTTTCAATAACAGCTCCACTGGCAGAACGAACTTGTACTGGATTTCCGTCAGCACCTTGGCCGTAGAATCTTATCACAGCCAAGTAGTCAGCTGCGGTATAATTGACTTTTCCGCTGCCATCTTTTTGTTGCAGGTTGGCCACAGCAGAATACAAATTATCAATCAATGTAATGCCATTGGGTTCATTCACAACCAATTTCATTGAGGCGGTCATGTGGCTGGCCCCAGTGGCCTTGCCCAAGGGGCTGGTGTCCAGTGTCAACGAATCAATGTAGTAATCGTTGGGGAAGAATGGGTTGCGGCCGCTGTCGCTGGCAGAGATATTTGTGTTTGTGCCCATGTCTTGTTTGACACCACCACGGTTGAGTGGTGCGCCGCCGTCTTGAAACAGCAAATAGTAGCCATCAATCTTTTTTGTTTTGCTACGTAGCAACCTTTCGTATTGATTGGCGCTCAACAAATAAATGGATATGGAATAGGTGTAACTGGCAAATTGATCTAGAGTGTTGGGTCTAGGCTGAATTTTTAGTGCGTTGACGGCGACATTGGTTTCAGTTTGTTTGGTAACAGTGCTGTTGTTGGCAGCATCATCTCTGGTGGGTGTCCCAGGTTTGGTTTTTAACTCAGTATTTCCAGGTGTGCCTGCTGGTTCGTACAACTCACCTGAATCGGGATTCTTTTTAAGATTAGACAGTGTGCCATCTTCGGCTCTGACGTCAAGCCCTATTGCATTGCCACTTGCATTGTAGCCGTTAGTGGCCTGTGTTTGCTCGGTGGTGCGCACAGGAGCGTCGGTGCCTGTGTCGCCACCGGTGTCTGACGTGACGGGCTGAACAGCGTTGGTTGGGGTAGATGTATCTGGCGGTGGCACCACACTGCCTGAAGGA